TAGTTTTCAAATTTTGGTATCATATTATACTTTATAGTTTTTAAGAAGATCCTTTAATTCCACAATATCAGCAGGATTTAATTGAACATAATTTCTTCCTATGTTTATTTGCATACATTTTCTACCTAAGCCAAAATCTTCAATATCCTTAGGTCCAGCAAAAGTAGTTATCTGAGCATTATCAGAGCCTTTAATTCCAGCCTGATTCCATGAACTAATATCAGTCCCTTCGTTAACCGTTGATTCCTCCATAGCCCCAGCTGCATAGTTTTCGCATGCTTCGTCTATCTTATCGTTTATATGTTTCTTTGCTTCTTTAATATATGCTTCTGCTGTATGTTCAGCATTATCATTTGATTCATAACTGTTAGCTTGTTCAGCTACATGGTTAGAACATTGTTCAACTGGACCAACTATAGCATTCATATCATAACCAGTTTCTTTGTAGCCACCACCTAAACCGTAGTTAGCTGCATTACTTCCTCCAAACCCCACCGGGACAAAATCTTCAAATAAAGGTACCTTTTTCATATTGTTGTTATTTTGATTATATATTCATAAAACTAAGTCGCATTTTTGCATATAAAAATAAACAACTTATTATGTCAGAATTTTTAAGAACAGGTATTGGTCGTAAATTATTGGAAAAGGATATTCCAAAACTAACATCAGTACTAGAAAGAATTGCTAATCAATTAGAAATAGCAAACAAATTAGATGAAAAGAAATTTGTATTGGAAGAAAGGATCCATAAGATTGCAATAAAAGAAGCGAACCAAAATGGCTGATAAAGATATTACATATAAACAATTTATTGCCCACATGGATAAAGGCAATAAAGTTTATATGAAAAAACCTAGGTCATGGCAAAAGGTATGGTTTTGGTGGGAGAGTAAAAAAGAGAAATGGTTTTTAAATAAAGCGTTTGATAAAAGAGAAGATGGTGTCGTAAAACCAGAACCTTCTGTATGGATAACAGCAAAGCAAATGGAATCTCACATGGACCACATGGTTAGGATGGGTTATAAATATTATATAAATGAATAAGTTAATTTTAGCATTTTTATTGTTCTTCTTAGGGCAATCAGCAATATGGTTTCAAACTAATGGTCAATTTGTATGGCCATGGTTTAAAAAGAATCCTTTTATAGTATCATTAACATTTGGAACTATAATAAGTTACATTTTAATTTTTGGTACAAGATTTATTGTAGAATACTATGATGGTCTTTTATGGCCAGGAAGATTCATTGCATTTGGATCAGGAATTATCTCATTTACTTTTTTAACATGGTATTTTCTTGGAGAAGGTATTACCACAAAAACAATAGTATCATTATGTCTGGCATGTAGTCTTATAGGCATACAGTTATTTTGGAAATGAAAGACCCATATAAATCATTAGGTGTAAATAAAGGAGCCACTGAAAATGAAGTGAAGAAGGCGTACCGAAAGTTAGCCAAAGAATATCACCCAGATAAATCTTCAGGTAATGAAGAGAGGTTTAAGGAAATAGCAGATGCATACGAAACACTTAGTGATCCTAAAAAGAAAGCGCAATACGATCAAATAACCAGTGATCCATTTAGAGGTGGGTTTAATGAAGGGTACTTTGATGACTTTATTAGAACAGGAGGATTTAACAATCCAGGATATGGTGGTGGCTTTAGAGGTAATTCTGGATTTAGCACAAGAGGCGCAAACGTTGATTCTAAAGTTTACATTTCATTACAAGATGCATACTATGGATGTTTACGAGAAATACGATTAGGTACAAGAACAATTAATATTGACATTAAGCCTGGTGTGAAGCATGGGCAAAGAATGAGGTTAAAAGGATTAGGCCAACGTGGAATGACAGAAGACCAAAATGGCGATCTTATTTTAACTGTATTAATTCAAGATGATCCAAATTTTTATTTAGACAAAAAAGGTTTACATACGATACGACATATTGATATGTATGATGCTCTTTTAGGAGGTAAAGGTACTATAGATGTTTTTGATAAAAAGATTACATATACAATTCCTAAATGCGTAAGGAATGGTACAATGTTAAGAATACGAGGAAAAGGATTCCCTGCATATAATAACCCAAATGTACTTGGGGATTTTTATATAAATATATTTGTTGATTTACCTGAATCTCTTACTGATGAGCAGGAGGATTTAATTAGAAAAATAAAGGAAATAGAAAATGGATAATAGTGAAGAGGAATTTATGAAGAGGCTCCTGGATAGTTTAGAACATACAAGCTGGGATGAGTATATGAATTTATGCTATACAGTAATAGCAATGTTTCCTGATCAAGTTTTAAGGTATGATGAAAAAACTGCCAAACATAGAATACATAGTTTAGATGCTATCCTATTACATTTTGAAGAAAAGGAAGATTATGAAAAATGCGCTAGGCTTAAGGATATACAGGATCAGTTGAAAAATTGTTAATAACTTTTTGAAAAAAGTCTCCCAAAAATTTTCAATTCCCAATTAAATTGATTATATTTATAATATAATTAAATAAACGGAATATGACTGAATACACAAACCTTACTTATCTACAATCCTTCTTGGATGAAATGCGATCTTCCTCTTCAGGAAATCACAAAATTGCAACTATTAAAAAGTATGCTGATAACTCTGATGAAAACTCTGATAGAGAATTCTTACAGAAGGTTTTCTTCTATACCTATAATCCTTATTTTAAATATAATGTAACTCCCAGGAATTGCAAAAAGAATTCAGATTTACTAGGTCACCCAAATACATACGGTAGTATCTTTACCTTATTGGATGATTTAAGAAATAGGGTATGTACCGGTCATACAGCAATTGCAAATGTAAATAGATTCGTCCTAGAGAATAAACAATGGGAAGATATTATTTACTATATGCTAAACCGAGACCTTAATATGGGATGTGGTACTACCTCTATTAATAAGGCAATCCATCCAGATTTAATTCCAACATTTAAAGTCGCTTTAGCAAATGCATATAATCCTAAGAGAGTGGATTTTCAAAGTGGAGAATGGTATGGATCCAGAAAATTGGATGGAGTAAGATGTATCTGTAGAAAAGAAATGAATACTGTAACATTCTTTTCAAGGAACGGTAAAGAATTTACTACTTTAGGTAATTTGGAAAATGAAATTTCTAAGATAGGTGGAGACTTTATTTTAGATGGAGAAATCTGTATGGTGGATAAAGATGGTAACGAAGACTTCCAAGGAATTATGAAACAAATCCGAAAGAAGGACCATCAAATTGAAAATCCTAAATTCTTTGTATTTGATTATTTAACTTTAGAGGAATTTGATAACAAGACTGGAAATACGCCACTTACTGAAAGACTTAAGAATGGTTATGATATTCTTCCAGAAAATATTAACTCTTCTATGTTGGAATTCTTACCACAAGAACAACTAACTACCGAAGAACAATTTACTGAAATGGCAAAAGAAGCTGAAGAGGCTGGGTTTGAAGGAATCATGGTTAGAAAGAATATCGGCTATGAAGGTAAAAGAAGCCATAATCTTCTAAAGGTTAAAAAATTCCATGATGCTGAATACACGGTATTGGAATGTGTTAACGGTACAATGCGATGGACAGAAAATGGAAAACAAGTTGAGAAGGAAGGTTTAAGTAATATTATAATTGAACATAAAGGTAATAAGGTAAGTGTAGGATCTGGATTCTCCAAAGAACAAAGAGAACATTACCTCAGTAATCATAATGAACTAATCGGTAAAACTATAACCGTTCAATATTTTGAAGAAAGTCAAAATCAGAATGGTGGATATTCACTAAGGTTTCCGGTGGTGAAACACATATATGAGAATGGAAGAAATTGTTAATGTATCCATTCCATATCTCACCTGTGGTGAAGTAACCGGAATTAACTAATATATATTGTATGGAATTATTTGAAAAGTATAGAAAATGGGGGAAAGACATAACTGTCTTTGACGTTGACGATACTTTGATTGTAACCAAAAGTAAAATCAAAGTATTTAATCCAAAAACAGGATACGAGATTGATCTTACTCCACAAGAATTTAATACATTTAAAACTAAGCCACATGATGAGTTTGATTTTAATGACTTCAGAGATTTAGAAATTCTTAAGGCTGGTAAAATAATTGATTGGGTTTTTAAAATACTTAAAAGAACAATTGCAAAAGGTACCGCTGTAGGTATTATTACTGCGAGAGATGATTCAAAACTTATCTATGATTTTCTGATGCATAACGGTGTTGATGTTAATCCTGATTTTATCTTTGCAATCAATGATCCTTCTTTAGGATTCACTGGCTCTACTGCGCAAAAGAAAAAGGATGCCTTTATGAAATTCGTACAAATGGGTTTTAGAAATTTTCAATTCTTTGATGATGATAAAGAAAACATAAGAATTGCAAACAGTCTTAATAAAGATTTACCTGAGGTAAGAATGAAAGCTACTTTAATTAAACAAAAATGGATCCCAAACTTCAGCGACTTCAAATAAAACTAAAAGCATTCACTAATATTTTATTAAGTATTAGAGATCTTTCAAATTCTTCTACTACTAAGGTTGGTTGTATGGCCTTAAAAAAAGACTTTAGTAAAATAGCAAGCTTTGGATATAATGGCTCTTATAGTGGAGCTGAATCTAACAGTGATACTGGAACTGAAGAAGATTCTTTAACACCAGGAGAAAGTGGATTTATTCATGCTGAGGTAAATATGATTGCTAAGTTTCAAGAATACGATCCACAAAATTATATAATACTCTTAACTTTATCACCATGTAAAATGTGTACTAAAATTCTGGTTAATGCAGGATTTAAGCATGTTTATTGGATGCAAGATTATAGAGATACTGAACACCTTCAAATTTTTAATGAATGTAATGTGACACACGGTAAAATTTTCAACCTATTAAATGACTACCGCATAATAAAGGACTGAATATATACTAAAAATAGCAAGTCCTCTTGGTTGTAGAAGCATTAACATTTAAACTTTCCTTAGACTTTTTTGTTTACTTAAAAAAGTACAAGATAGTAGTGTCAAAAATCCGTATTGGGTTTTTTGATGTTGCTGAAAATAAATCAACATACACTGATTTTAGTAGCATTGATGAAATGGAATTATTTTACCAGACTAATTATGTACCATTTGATCCATGTTTTGTTGGAGACTTAGTATCTATACAGGTATTTATAGGTGAAAGTAATTTATATGAATTTACCACAGAATACCGAGCGGAGAATATTACAAAAGTTTTTAAGCTTACTTCTGGTTCATCATTTGATATACAAAGAAATAAGCAGAGAGAAATTTTAACTAATAGACAAATAGGGTTTATAAACAGAGCGGTTGAAGATTATAGAAAATTCTGGAATGAAATTAATAGAATATATACAACAGGCATTTATTCTATATGCTATGCAGAACCAGGATGGTCAGAAGGTACTTGGTATTTAGACCAATTAAGATTAGCATTTACAGAAAAAAATGATGTGGCGGAATTCCCATATGATGACGTAAATATTATTCCTGAACCACCTGAATAAATAAAAAAAGAATAGGTTAAATGGCATTCAATCTAAAAGAATATATCATCTACAGAAATGAAATTAAAAGGGAACTTTTTAATGGTGAGGTAGATGAAAATTTTAAAGCAGTAGCTAATCCGTGGGTAGATAATAGAACATATGACACTGGGCATATTGTATATCACCCAGTAGAAGTATTAGAACCTACCGGTAGTACAAGTGTAGTAACAGAAACTCTAGTTTGGTGGAGAGCAAATAAACGAACTACCCAAGGGGTGTTTGTAACAGCTGAATGGGATATCATTGGTGGTATTGGAACTGGTGACGTGACAGTAGGTTCATCAAATGGTTATGGTAAAATAGTTGTTAATTATACAGGTGCTACACCTTCATTAGCAGCAGCAAATGATTTTACTTTAAATTCTACAATTGCAAATGATACATTTAGATTAATAGCCGGTGACGGTGTTCAATTACAATATGATAGTACTGTTAATGCAATTAAATTAATTAACTCTTCTGCTGGTGGTGAAATAAATCAAGGATTAAATATAGGTATAGGTGCCGGTGTAGAGAATGTGTTTGGTGGAATGAGTGGTACTACTTTAACCTTTAGAGGTCTTAATGCGTCTAATACATATAGTACATTAGGTGAACCTTTAGCATTAGCTTTTAATTCACCTAACCAATCTGTTGTTTATAATTTTGACTCTTCTTTAATTGACTTAGCAACTCTTAATAATAACAGTACCGATATTAATAGCCTAGGAAATGTTAAGGCATCTGCAGCAGCAACTTCTGAATTTTTACAATATGATGGGAGTGATTGGGTAAATGTAACGGCAGCAGCTGCTGGTTTACTTGGAAGTCAGGGTGTAACCGGGACTCAAGGTTTACAAGGTTTACAAGGTAATGATGGTTTCGGTTTACAAGGTACTATAGGTGCACAAGGTATACAAGGAACTCTAGGTATTCAAGGTTTACAGGGAGTTGAAGGTTTTGGTTTACAAGGTACGCAAGGTGTACAAGGAGAAGCATCAACCATATCAGGACCTCCTGGTACGCAAGGAACACAGGGTGTAGGATTACAAGGTGCTGATGGTGGTACCGGTTTACAAGGGTTTGTAGGTACACAAGGAACTAAAGGAGATCAAGGTGGTTTTGGTGGTGCATCGTTTGATTATAATTTTAATATACAAACATCTGTGGCTGATCCAGGCTTTAGTTATGTTTCTGTAAATAATACAGATCAATATTTAGCTAACATAATGGCTATTAACGACTTTGGTGTTACAGGAAATAACATATCAACCTTTTTAGAAACTATAAGAAGTTCCACATCAATACCTAAAGGTCATGTAAGGATTACATCGCAAAGCGATGCTAATGAATTTATACTTTGGCAAATAACAGAAGTGTATGATAGACCTTCTTCTGGTGGAACATGGTGGGAATTAGATGTTGTACCAGTTGCTTATACAGAAAATGCTCCATTTATAATGGACGAAGACGTTCTAGTATCATTTGTTGTGACAGGTGATAGAGGAGCTCAAGGTACTGAAGGAAGTGGTACACAAGGAACAATAGGTTTACAAGGAACTGATGGTTCTCAAGGAACTTTAGGTACTCAAGGTATCCAAGGTTTACAAGGTGTTCAAGGTTTACAAGGAACTGATGGCTTACAAGGAATCCAAGGTTTACAAGGAACTCAAGGTTTACAAGGAACTCAAGGTTTACAAGGTTTACAAGGATCAGGTTCCCAAGGAGTTCAAGGTTTACAAGGTTTACAGGGAGCTCTAGGTTTGCAAGGGATAACTGGTGAAGGTACTCAAGGAACCCAAGGTTTACAAGGTATCGATGGTTCAGGTTCACAAGGTGTACAAGGTTTATCTGGTTCTATAAGTGGATCCGTTGCATACGGTTCTATGATATTAGATAGCTCAGCACCAGCAATAACATTAACAAATTCTTATGAAGGTTTACTATTAGCGTCTGGTGAAATAAATCAAATGGCATATGTTCCTTCAGGTGGAAGCCCACAAGGTAATGTACTAAGTATTGATGCTAATGAAGCCGGTAATTATGAAATTAACTTTACTCTTAGTGGAGTAGCCGCATCAACTGTCGGTATTTTTGCTGAAATATTTGTTAATGGTAATCCATACAGTGGAAGTGGTACTACTGAAATCCGATCAACTTTTAATGGAAACGATTATAATAGCATGTCTACTGTAGATATATTGGATCTTAATGGCGGTGATCAAGTTGAGGTTAGAATTAAGGACTCAGCAGGTACTTCTATAATTTTCACAGTAGCAAATATTTCACTTACATTAGTTAAACTTGTTGGTAATGGAGATCCTGGCACGCAAGGAACACAAGGTTTACAAGGTATTTCTGGTTCAGGTAGCCAAGGTACATTAGGAGCCCAGGGAATAGATGGTTCGCAAGGAATTCAAGGATTAGATGGTTCACAAGGAATACAAGGTTTACAAGGATTAGAAGGTTCACAAGGAATACAAGGTTTACAAGGATTAGATGGTTCACAAGGAATACAAGGTTTACAAGGATTAGAAGGTTCACAAGGAATACAAGGTTTACAAGGATTAGACGGTTCACAAGGAATACAAGGTGCACTTGGCGTACAAGGTGTACAAGGTTTACAAGGAACTGTAGGAAACACCGGTTCACAAGGAACTATAGGAACCGAAGGATTAGGTTCTGGCTGTATCTCCGGTATGCAATTTGGTTGGACTAGTGTGGTCAATGTTTTAACTCCTGGTTCGGCAAATGAGATTCAGCTAAATTCTGTTAATACCAATAATGTTAATACAATTTATATAGGTACTAATATTATTCACCCGGTTGCCCTTAATGTAGGTGACACTATTGCATTAAATGTATCCCAAACTGGTACACTGGCATTATATACAGTAAACAGTATTACCGGTAATATTGGATATGATGCCTTAGGCGTTACATTCCAAACTGGAAATTATGTTATAGGGCCAGCTGGTGGTGCCGGTAATATATTTGAAGCCTATACATATTGTATATACCCTGCATCTGTGGCAGGTTCGCAAGGAACACAAGGATTACAAGGATTAGATGGTTCACAAGGAACACAAGGATTACAAGGATTAGATGGTTCACAAGGAATACAAGGTTTACAAGGATTAGAAGGTTCACAAGGAATACAAGGTTTACAAGGATTAGATGGTTCACAAGGAACACAAGGATTACAAGGTTTACTCGGTGTACAAGGTGTACAAGGTTTACAAGGAACTAATGGCCTAGATAATGGATGTGCTGAAATACTAGGATCAAATTATGTCTCACAGACTCCATTAAATGCAGGTACTTTTACTTCATCTAATGTTGGTGTTAATGTAGCAGATGGTGGATTCACTAGTAATATTACCGAGATATTTTTAGGTTTGGCTAGTGGCGTTCCACAGCCGAGCACAGGTTTACCAATAGGCAGTACAATAACAATATCAGAATCACCTGCAAATACTACTACATCAGTGTATACTGTAACTAATGCTACTGTACAAGGATTTATTGGATATGTATATGATGTTACTTATGTTACCGGCTTAGATATTAGTAATACTGCAACAGCTCATCGAGTATGTGCTTCAACTGCAGGTATACAAGGTACTTTAGGTACACAAGGTGTACTCGGCGTACAAGGTGTACAAGGTTTACTCGGTTTACAGGGAACTAACGGTACTGATCTTGCTGGAGAAATAGTAAAATCATCATTTAGAGCTAAGTTTGGTTTACCTAGGTATATACCCGGCGATGCAGCAAACAGTTCATTTAGAATAGGCGGACCTGATCTTGCTAACGGGTTTGATGGTGGTGGATGGAATTCTGCGTATTGGGGTGATAACACGGTAGGCAATGGCGGAACTGTTAGTGGTGTTGGTGGATTCCAAGACCAATTCACATTAATGGGTAATAGTATTGTCTCATCAAAGAGTTATATTGTTGGCGATAAAATATCCTTTAGAGGAGTATTTGTCGGTAGAAGAGCAAGTGGAGCATATTCGGCACCTTCAAAGGTCGGTATTAATTTATATAAACTAAAATGTGGTATTCTTGGCGATGGAACCAACGAATGGCAAACTATAGCTAGTACAATTATAGAGTCAAATAATGTTGTATTCGAAACGACTAGTGAAGGTGAAGGTAGAGGTAGAGTTTGTGTTAATGGAGAATTTACTCTTGATAAAACTGTTAATAGATTTTCTGAATATTTAGCGGTAGGGTTTGCTGCAAGTACTGACGGTGAGGAAAGTTTTGGTGGAAACGACATGATTGTATCTTATCTATTATTTAACGGTAGTGATCCACAGCCTTAACATTTAATTAAACAATTTTCTTTTTCCAAGTATAATAATTATAAAATGATACAAGTATGGAAAATACAGAAGAAGTAAACCTACAGTGGATAAAGGGAGATAAGTTCGGTTCAGTGGAAACAGTTGAAAGTACTGAAGGTGAATGGACGATATTTAAAAACGGTGGTAGGATAGCGACAAGCTTACTTAGCGAATTTTTAGAACCAATAGATGGGGAGCCATTAGATTTTAGTCCTCCTACACCGGCATTAATAAAAGCAGCTGAGGTCTATAAAGAAAAGGTGACACCGCAAAAAGCTATTACATCTCCAATAAGAACCCTCTTTGATAAACAGAAAAAGAATGATAAAGTAAAACTGAATCTTTCATTTCCAATAGACGTTCCTAAAAAGGCTATATATGAAATTATTAGTTCTTCATTTGATAGCGAAGAAGTAAATGATGAATTAGAAGTCTTTATTAAAAATCAAATATCTGAAGACTTAATTTTAGATAGTCTTTTTGATAGCATTAAAGAATTAATTAAAACTAGATACGGTATTGACTAGGCAATTTAACTTATAATATATAATAAAATCAATCATATGACACAAGCACCAAATAGAAGACAGAGAAGATTAGCGATGAAGTACCAAGGACTTCTTAAAGCAAAGAGTAAATTACCATTTCATAAGTGGATGGAAGTTACTATGGAAAATATTAAACAAGGGAAAGAGTTACATGCTGCAACTGTTGATGCTCAGGATAAAAGACTAACCGAGCAATTAGAAAGTATAGAAGAAAGAAAGATAGAGGCATGGAAGGATACTGGGTATAATGATAAGGAGATTGAAATGTTAAGAGAAGCTAATGCTATATTATCCGTTAAAGATAAGGAGACTTGGCATACTGATAAGAAGGTGGCTAGAAAATTAATGAAAGAAGCTAGGGAATCTTTAAATAAAAGACTAAATGATTAAAATTGTTTTAGAGCCTGCCAGAAATGGAGTAATAAAAAGAGTGATTAATGATAATCATGGTGGTGGGAAAGAACAGTGGACCTCAACCGATGTATTTGAATCTAATGAAGATCATAGGAATAAGTTTGAATATATTATGAGATTCTTTTATGAGCTTACCGACGATTTAGGTTTAGAGTGTGGTAATAAATTTGAAAAACAAGTTTTAACAATTGGCACTGAATGGGGAACTCATTATGAACCTAATCAAAAGGAAATAGAAAGTAAAATAAAAGAACTCCAAGCTGAGATCGATTTATTATCTGAATGGAAACAAACATAGAATTTAATTTCATATATTCAAAAGACGCAGTAAAAGTAAAATCGTTTTTAGGAAATGTACCAAGAAATATTGAGTGTATCAATTATATGGACATTTTTAATAAGCTAACGAAAAATGACTTTTATCAATTTGAGCCATCTGATGCTGTTGTATCTTCATACCTAATGAAGCAACTACAAACGGTATTTGATAGAAATGCTGTATCTATTTTTTATGTGTTAGGTAATTTAAATGAGCCTACTGTTACAGGAATAAAAACTTATGTGGAATCTTTAACTAATAATGAAATCACATATAACATATATCATTCACCTGACATTAATGTAAATGGTAGCGCCAAGCTATTTGAAAATGTCATTGAGTTTGAATGAAAGCACACAGAATATTTACCAAAGGACAAATCGTATATTGCCTACTATCCTCTTTTAGTAGGCCTAATGTTTTGTTGCCAGTAAAAGGACTTATTGTAGATACACAGTGGGATCCTATTAACCCTCTTTATCAAATTCGTATTATTAAGATGTATGATAATATGAAATATCTTAAGTCTCATTTTTTTGATATGAACTTTAAATATGAGTTTAACAATAGGGCTAGAAAAATGCCTATTAAAAAAGAAGACTTTAAAAATGTAAAATCATTAGAAGATAGGTTTGATGAAATTGATAGAGATAGGTTATATGTAATTGTAGAATCTGTTATGTGTAAGAAAACTAAAAATGATTTGCAAGGTTTATTTGAAAAAGTTCAATTTTATATAATATCAAAAAACCTAAAAGAAATAAGAGATATATCATCAAGGCCGTTTTTTAAAGGTTCTCTTTCTACTGATAGCTCACAAGAGTTTAATGTTAGGTTTAAAAAAGGATGGGTGGATAAATTCCAAAAAGGAGATATTGACATTGATAAGTATCTCAACAGCTTAGGCTGAATATATACTAAAAATAGTCTATCTATATGTCCACAACAACAACAGGAAGTAACAGCAGTGTAAATGATAACACATCACCTAATCCTAATTCATCATCGCCTAATAGGTTAGGTGTTTTTGGCGGTGAATCCACGGGCTTTGCCCACGGTGTTGAAACTGAAATGGCTAAATCCTTTTATTCTAATGGAGCAATACCAGATCAATTTGGTGTAGCTACAGGTATGAACGCTGTTGTACCTAGATCCATATTTAACAGATATGCTTTATTTAATTTTAGAGGTTTGCATGGTGGACTAACTGGTGGAAAACCTTTTACTGATTTTAAGGATAGTCCTGATAATGCTACTATGGGTGGTTCGGATTCAAAGAATGTTTCCATTGCCAAACTTATAGATTATTTTAATACCAATTATCCTAGGATATCATATACTGCTCAAGATTTCTTATATTGTAAATATTATAAACAAATACCAGTGAATCACCTTGTTACTTTAAGGCGTTTCCCAACACCAGTAAATGATAACATATTTGATTTAAAAATGGATATAGCAGGAAAAGATCCTGATACACCTAGGGCTGCAGAAAATGTAGATGCTACACAAACCGCTGGTGTTACTGCCATTACATATTTAGGTGAAAAGGCAGGAAACAAATTAGACGACATATTAACAATGTCTTATGGTTTAAACTATAAGGAAGTTAAATCTGAAATGGAAGATATTAGTAGTGGTGACGGTGGTTATACCTCTCAGCCTTTCTATTCTAAGATGGGTGGTGTAGGTAAAGCAACCGCTGATGCATTTAAAGGAATTAGCTCAAGACAAAAATTTGCCAAACAAAATATGTCTACTGGTGATCAGCTAGGAACCACTTATGCTAACTTTGTAATAGGACCTGTTAATGTTATTGATTCAACACAGATTAGAGATCGTGGTATGAAATTCTCAAATGACTTAAAACTTAATTTTGAATACGAGCTTAAATCTCTTAGTTATGTTAATCCTAAAATTGCTATGATTGACATTATTAGTAATATGTTAACTATGACTTATAATAATGGACAATTCTTTGGCGGTGGTCAAAGGTACTATGGTAGTGCTGGTGCTGTTGCTAGTCAATTTGGAGATATTAATAAATTAAAGCAAGGAGACTTCAGTGGTTATATAGGAAGTGTAGTTACTGATGTTGAAACTGGATTTAAAAGTGTATTTGGGGATGCTAATGGTAATGTAAATGCTGAGAGTGGAATTGAAGGATTACTTAAGGTTGGTAAAACTATGTTAGGTAATATGCTAGGTGGATTCTTAAGTGATAATGTTGGAGCAGTTTCAGGTACCCAAGCATCTAAAGCTTTAATAAGCGCAGAGCCTACTGGTGATTGGCATGTAACTGTAGGTAATCCACTTAACCCAATTGTTACAATGGGTAATATGTATTGTGATAATTCAACAATGACATTAGGGCAAGGTTTAGGTTATGATGATTTTCCAATGGAGGTTAAATTTGAAATTGATCTAAAACATGGTAAGCCTAGAGATAAGGGTGATATAGAAAATATGTTTAATGCAGGTCGTGGTAGAATTTACGCATCTGCTCAAGGTGAAGAAGATATTTTAAATTTAGCAGGATTAGATGTTGCTACTTATGGTGCAGTTAAAGCAGGTAAGAGTAACACACAAGCTACACAAGGTGCACGTGCTGGTAATACTAAAAGTAGTCAAATATCCAATATAAAAGATAATCCTAATAAACAAGCAACTAGTGATAGTGCCGAGTATATTTCTAATACGGTAAGTATGTTTATTGATTCTTAATATAATTATTAAATATGAATGTAAAATCATTAACTTTAAAAAATAAATTGACATTAGATAAAACAGGTGAAGGTTATTGGGACCTTACTGCGCCTTCGTTTATTTATGATGCTGATCTTGGTGTTAGAGCATTACATTATGTTACACAAGATCAAGTAGGTAGGATAGATAAGATATCAGAAGTGTATTTTGGTAGTGGTGAATTTATAGATGCTATCTGTGTAGTTAATAATATCTTTAATCCTTTTAGTGTTAATGAAGGTGATATTTTAATAATACCTAATTTAAAGAGGAAGGATATAGTTTATAAGAAACCTAACCCAGCAGTAACTCCATCTGCTCCACAAGAGGCTTACGTAGATACGGGCAGACAGAGTGAAAAGGATCAAGGAAGAATGCAAAGATTAATAGAAAAGGCTAAGAGTAGTGAAGCTGGTGTAAAACAACCAATGCCACCTAATATGTTACAACCAGGCCAAGAATCAAAAACCTATAGCGGTGGTAAAATACAACTAGGAACTAATTTAAAAAGTAAAAGTACTTTAAAGAAATCACAAACTAATTAAATATGTCTGCAGTAGAAAGAAATATATTAACTGTGGTAGAACCTACCATTGTACTTGATGAATTAGAAATAACTGATGTTGAAAGTGGTACTGAAAACTCAGATGGTGAAACTATGAAAGAAAAACCATCAAAGTTTTCTACTATGATACCTCTTATCAAGATTAACAATTATGAAGTACAAGGAGATAGATTAGAAATGTTTGAACTTGTATGTACAGGGTTTTATCCTACATGCAGATTTAGTTTCTTTGATAGGGATGGAATGTTTACTGCTAGATTTTTCCCTAAAGATGGGGACTTAATTCAGTTGTACATTAGATCACAAGGTGATGAAACTACATTTAAGCCAATAAGAATAGATTTTACCGTTGAAAATATTAAACCGCTAGGTGGTGGTGGTGCAACAGATACCTCATCGCAGTTAATGGTCGAAGGAAGAATGAATGTACCTAACTTATTTACAGAGAAGGTACAGTTTCAAGATAATACAAGTTGGAATTCTTTACTAGCAATAGCGGAAGGGTTAAAATTAGGGTATGCTTCAAATGTAGAAGATACTGCAGATCAACAGATTTGGACTAACCCATATGATACTTCTGAAAAATTCATACAGGATATTACTTCAAATTCATATTTAAATGATGAGTCATTTTTTACTGCTTACATTGATCCTTACTATTACTTAACTTTTGTTGATGCTAATAAATTTTTTGGACAGGAAGATGATCTTGAAGTTAGTCAGATGTTTCAACAGAATGCAATGGATACAATGGGTAGTGGTGATCAGGCTGAAACTAATAATGAGTTTCCTAATCTGTTAAGTAATCAATTAGATTTTCAAGGAACTGCCAGATACATATCTAAATATCAACAGGTAAATAATAGCGGTAAGATTAGCAAAAATAATGGCTATAAAAGATATACACAATATTGGGATTTGACTGCAAAAGAATTTGTGAGTGAGTTTGTAGATCCTTTAACTACTGATACTGAAGGAATGGTACCGGTCACTAAAGGTAGGGTAACACCAGAAGGTGAAGTAGAAGGTCCTAGAGAAGAACAGGTTAAGTTTAAATTTTTAGGTACACAAGGGGATAATGTACATGAGAATTATTATTATGCATCTATACAAAATTTTCAGAATCTTGCAGAAATAAATAAGTTAGGAATGACTATTGAATTAGACACGGTTAATCCTGCTATATTAAGGTATAGTAGAATTTATTGTCATATGATGGAAACTGCTCAGATGGTAAAGGGTGTTTTAACTGCTACTGAAAATGATGAGAATGCACCAACCGATACACAAAGAAGAAAGGAAACACCTGATAACGCAGGGAGTGATACATCAAATGAGTTTGGTGTTATTAACGAATACCTTTCTGGTTTTTATGTTATCACAGGTATTGAATATTTTATGACAAAAGGCCCTCAGCCAGGTGGAGCTGGAATAAGACAGAGATTACATTTACGTAGAAGAGAGGTTACTCCTACAACATAAAGAATAAATAAAAAAAATTTATATGCCTAAACTCGAGTTATATAATCCGTTAGACCCTAGGGGTGTTCCTGAAGATTACTTAAATGCTGATAAGCTAGGTAATTTGACAGGTCAGTTCCCAAGTTCTTACGATTTTGCAAAATCGTTTGTCACACCAAGCTTTAGTGCTCTCGGTGGAGGGAACGGTGTTACTGCTTTAGATGATCCAACTTATTTAGGATTTAATATTAGATTTGATATTATGAGTCCTTTATTTAATGGAGGAACCACAGGTGCACCACAGCAACCTAGACCAGGTGGTAGTGATGCGGTTGCAGCTGAGCCTAATGCTCATTCAGGTACGCCTACTCATCCAGGTGGAGAATCCGCTGTTGGATATTTAGAATCTATTGGGGAAACTACTAGAGCTGGGTATTTAAAAGCATTCATTCAAGGTATAAGAGAGATAGAAATAAAAAGGCCATATTATTTTCAGACCATCGAAGGTGTAACGGAAGCATATAATAAGACAATGGATATGACTCCTTATGGTGGATCTGCTGAAGGTGAAGGTATTACTGTAGGATTATTAGAAGCTATTGATTTAAAGATGTCTGCATTATTTAGTTTATATAAAGCTGCATGTTATGATGTTAAGTATAGAAGAAACATTATTCCGATTAATTTAAGATATTTTAATTGCTATGTTGATATACTAGAAATTAGGAAATTTAAATCTGTTGCAAAAGCTACAACTGCAGGTAATCCTAACTCACCAGAAAATGACATAACCAAGCTTGTAAACAACAATACCTCAACTATTACATTTAGATTTGAGGAGTGTGTTTGGGATCCTACTGCAAGTGGCCAGGTATTTGCAAATGTTGCAAACGATGGGAGTAGTTCATGGGCTACATCATCAATGAAATGGAGTTATGGAAGATGTGAAATGGAATCTCAATTTTCTGGATATGATTCAGCCATAAAAGATCAAGCTAGATTACAACCATCCTCGATAAACGGTGAAACTAATTTACAGAATAGAATGTTAGAAAAACAGAAGTTTAGTGACATTGTTGCAGGTAAGGCAGACGCATTTAAAGATGGTCTTATAAAAGGAGCTACTAATCTTGCAGAGAGAACTATTAATTCCTTTACACAAGGTTTAGTATTTGGTAATGTGTTTGGTTTAAGAAATAATTTAGTAGGAGCTATTAATAACCCACAAGGTTTAATTAATTCTTTAGCTGGCGCAGCAGTACAGGAATTAGCAGGTAGCGCTGCTCGAGGTATAAATCAAAGTATAGATGATAATATATTTTCGGGCCAAGTACCTCCTGCTAGTGGAGATGATTTAAGTGGAACAGAAAACATATTTGGAGCCGGACCATCAGGACCAGGTGGTAATTTTAGCGGTGGTAATATTTTTGAATAATGGGAAAACTAACAACAAAGGATTTAAAAGATGATAATCTTAAAGGTACTCAATGGATAGGAATTGTTGAAGATACTGAAGATGATTTATTTGAAGGGAGATGTAGAGTTAGAGTCTACGGAAAAATGGATCAAAGAGAAGATCCTGAAGATCCTGGGAGTGCATACCTTATGCCTACTGAATCTTTGCCGTGGTCAAGACCATCCGTATCATCTTCAGGTGGAAGTAATACTGGGAGCGGTACTTTTTCAGTACCTAAACTTGGTACTATATTAAGAATAAGTTTTGATAATGGAAATTATTATTCACCAGTATACCACGAATCTCTATACCCTTCTGATGAGACTAAGGCGGAGATAGAAGCAGCATATCCTAATTCACATGTATTAATATATGACACGGCATTTGGGTTAACTGGTGATTTACAATCCGGTAGCACAGATGTAACAAACGAAAGAGATGGTGAACATATTAAAGTTTTCTTTACAGAGGAGAAAGGTTTAATGATGGACTATACTACAACCGAAGGCCCAACTACAGTCAATATAAAGCCTGATAACTCGGTTGAAATAATAAATGCAAACGGAGATTCTATTGTAATGCTTAATGATGGTAATATAACATTTACACATTCTGCTCAGTTTACAATTAACAGTGGAGCTAATACCGAAATAAATTGTACAGATGCAATTGTTAACTGTGAAAATACAATCATTAATCATGCATCATCTATTGAGTTAGGTCAAGGCGCTAGTGAAAAGATTGTATTAGGTGATTCTTTTATGGCATATTTTAATGGACATAATCATGTTGGTAATTTAGGAGCTCCAACAAGTCCACCTATATCCCCAATGACACCTTCACTATTAAGTCAGAAAGAGGTAAAATCTTTGTAAATATATAAACTATAAATTAAAACTTTAAACTATGCCTTTAGTACCACCAGTAATTATATCAGGAATGGATGCTGCCTTTGTTGCAGGGATGCAAGCTATGACAGCCTTTTCAACTGGAGATGATCCAGCCAGAGAAGTTACTCAAGATCAAGTTATCGCCGCTGGTGCAGCTGCCTTTGCTGCTGTAGCTGGACCATCAATAGATGCTTACATAAGATCACAAGTTATAATTTTGCCACCTGGGCAACTAGTTGCAACCGCGGGATCACCTGCAGCACAGGTTGGGGCAACAACTGCACCTTCACCACCAGCTATTATTGCATAATCTTAAACTATTAGATATTCTAAAGTATAATAATTAAATCTAAGACAGGTAATATATAATCTATAATAACACTTTAATAAAAAAATAATGATTGAACAAGAAATCACAGTTATGAATGGTGATGATCCATTTGATACTACTACGATAAAAGTAATGGTTCCTAAAGGTACTAAATTAATGAGTACTGAGGCTTATGCCGCTGATGTAATGGCAATGTATGATTTAGCTGATGATGAAGCCAAAAAACTACAAATGTCCGAGGAGAGTACCAATTATATTACACAAGGTGAAATTGTTTATATTAAAACTGAGATTCAAAATATAGATGGTGAAGATACTGAAGTTAAGATAGAAGCATTAGTAGATATATCAAGAAAGAATACAGCTGTTTGTAATTTACAAAAAGAACCTAAAGAAATTGTTGACCAATTAGAAAAAGGTATGATTGTTGATATTAAAGTCAAGGATCACAAGCAAGGAACAATGTATGCTTCTATCAGTGATGCAATGGATGAAGTTAAACGTAATGAAATTTATAATGCCATTGGAAATAAGTCAATCGGTTTTACTGGTAAAGTTAAAGAATTAATCCACGGAGGATATTGGGTTGAAGTTGGTGGAGTTCAATGTTTTATGCCAGGTTCGTTAGGCGGATTAAATAAGCTACATAATTTTGAGGCTATAGTAGGAAAAGAATTAATTGTTATGCCTATTACATATTCAAATGAAAAACAAACTATTGTCGTTTCACATAGGGAGTATTTAAGAACTATGATCCCAACGGCAGTAGAAAATCTTAGAGAAAATATTAAAGAACCTATTATAGGAATAGTAACCGGTACAACTAAGTTTGGTGTATTTGCTGAATTTAATGAATCTTTAACTGGGCTTATACCTAAAAATGAATTGGATGAATCTACTTTACAATTATTTGATAATAGAAGTATAAGGCCAGGTGACGAGATTAATTTCTGGGCAAAGGAAATTATTTCAGAAAGAAAAATTATTTTAAGCCAAGCCGGTCCTAAAATTGATTTATGGGATGGTGCTGATGAAAAATATAAACCAATGATGATCACTGAAGGTAAAGTTACTAAAGTTACAAAGTATGGTGCATTTGTAGAATTAGAAAAAGGTATCAGTGGACTTATTCATAAAACTAAGTTAAAGAATACTGAAGTTTCAAAGGGTGATGTTGTTAATGTTAAAATCGGCAGTGTTAATACCAGTGATCGTAAGATTACTATGAACTTAGTATAACCTTTATCCTGGTTTAGAATATATAAACAAATCAGGATAAATATGTATTCTAACGAACAACTTAATGCTATACATTCTTCAAAGATAGGTTTTGAATTTGAATTTTTTTCAAATGAAAATTTAGACCTTACTAAAGACGGTTTAGCACAAACCTTAAACAAGGCAATTAGAGTAGAAGAAAAAGCTCATAGTGACTTTGCGCCTACTCAAGATATCTTTAAATTAGAACCAGATAATTCCGGTGGTACTGGGATGATAGAGCTGGTAACTGGACCTCTGCCATTTGTTGAAGCTAAACTAATTATGGCTAAAACTTTAAAATGGATTAGAGAAAACGGAAAGACTAATGAAAGATGTTCAATCCATGTTAATATTGCATTTGATGGAAAAAAGCTAGGGCCTATTGTTAATATGTCTAAATTAGATGTAGGTAAATTTGTACTTAACTTTGATGAAAACAAAGTATATGAAGCCTTTCCAAATAGAAGAGATTCTGTTTATGCAAAATCTATAAAGTTTATTGTACCTTTAAGTGGTATGACTCAACCATCACCAGAAAAAAATCTTTGGAAAAACTATATGTTTGTCAAAGAAAAGTATTATGGCATTAATTTTGAAAAGTTACAAAAAGGCTATATTGAATTTAGATATCTTGGTGGTGCCGATTATGAAAAGAAGTATTCTACAATACTTTCAATGACCGAACATTTTATTACTTCATTGTATGAAACTTTGGTTAATCCACAATATAATGAATCTGACTTAAAAGTTTTAGATAAGATTTTAGAAAAACATAAAACTGTTGTTGAATCTTATCGAACTTATTCTTCGTTTAAAGAAAAATTTCCAAATGTTCATTTAATGATTGATCTAAAAACATATGATCAAATTGTTGAAATGTATTACCCTAAAATTAGAGAAAAGATTTTTGATTTAATTACCAGAGCTGATATGAACGAAGGTTTAATTAATTATGATAGTGATACTGGAAGAATACAAATCAAAGATGCTAAGCTAATGAGATGTTTTGAAATAAGCGGTGTTGATATTGTTGATTCAGTTATTCAAGGAAATATAGTTAATTGTGATATCTTTGGATGTGACCTTAAAAATGCATCAGTATTTGAATCTAACTTATTTGGTGCGACTGTGGCAGAAGGCTGTAAAATAGAAGAATCGTATGTTAGTAGAAATGTAATATGCGAGGAAAGTTATGTATTTGGAAAAAGAGGAGTGTTTAGTGGAGAAATGGTTGGAGGTATTTTTAGACAAGGTAGAGCAACCCCTCTTGCAAGATTTGGAGATAATACTGAAGTAATAGAAATAGAAAAAATTAAGTAAGAATATGGCTAGGAATAAAAGCTGGTGTAACCCAGATAACCAAGAATGTTTAGACGCACTCATAAAGGAAATTAATGATGATTTAACTGTAGGTTGTCAAATACCTTTTACTGTGCCTAAAAAAGAGTTGGCTCATATTATAACTAGAGCTAAAGATTATTTTTATAAAATATATGAGGATAGTGTAGAAGAAATGTTTATTGCATTACCAAGATCTGCTTGGGGTGAAGCTGAGTTTAGACAAGGTATTAGTCATAACAGTACAACTGGAGCTAATCCTAATAAGTTAACAGAGAAGGATGTGAATAATCCTAGAGGTGTTGTAAAAATGCCTTCTACTGTTTGGGCAGTTAATAATGTATTCCAAATAAATGGATTCTCTGGTGAGGATGGTGGATTTGGAGATAGTTCATTTTCCGCAGGTGACCCTGATTTTTCATTAGATAAATTTATATACTCTGATGTATATGGGGCTGGAATTGGCTCAGAGGATTTAATGTACTATGTAATTAATTCAAAATTTATAGATAATGCAAGACAAGTGTTACAAGCTCAAATATCATATAACTATAATAGGTTAACTAAGAAGTTTAGATTTATGGGGGAGTTACCTAAAAATGGCGCATGTATATTTCAGGTTTATAATACCATTCCTGATTGCGATCTTTTTCAAGATGAAGCATTTATAAGATACTGTTGTGGTATGGCTAAAATTCAATTAGCTAGAATCGTAGGAACCTTTCAATTTAACTTACCAGGTAATATTACTATTAATTATGATTTAATTTCTGGTGAAGGAAGAGAAGAGGTTGATAGAATAGTAGAAGAGATAAAGGGCGACGAAGGAGTAGATTACTTTTTCACTGGATAAAATATAATCTAAGACCCTCAAAAAATGTAGAGAATATATAATAAAAGAATATTCTCAATGATAAAAGAAATATACAGTAGAGACATAGATGCACCGAAGTACAATGATGATGTAATCGAGGTGACAGATCAATTACAACAGCTTATTCTTAAGATTGAGAATTGTTTGTTTACAAGGCAAGGTGATGTTTTAGGTTCTCCTAACATGGGATGTAATTTAGATGATCTTGTCTTTTCTTTGGTATTAAATGAATCGGTTATTTCCCAAAGGATTAGTAACCAAATTCAGTCATATTGCTTAAACAGTAGTAGTTCTGCCTTTGGTTTAGATGTAAGAGTACAATTTTACAGCACAGTGGATAGAAACGGTTGTTTAGTTGATATTTATATAAATGAAGAGAGAGTCATAGGGGCTTTATTTTAAAAATAAAATAGTTAATGTCATTTTTTAGTAAAACAAGAATAAAGGCAACAGAGTTATTCTTTGATGCATTTCAATATTTACAACGTCAGTATGACCAAGCTGGTGAGGTGTTTACTCCTGCTTCTCCATTTGGACAAATACTTACAGTGGTTGCAAACCTAGGTGAGCTAATTTTATTTTATATTGAAGCAGTAGCAACTGAGCTTAATATTAGTAGGGCTAGAAATATTGAATCAATATATGGATTATCAAGATTAACCGGTCATGATCCTACTAGAGGTATATCTTCACAAGGTATAATTGGATTAAGATTAAACACATCTGCCGCAAGTCTTGTTGAAGGTGATTTTGTTCAAATACTAAATTACGTAGAATTAGAAGTTGGTCAAAACAATCTATCTTACTTTTTAAAATTTGATAGTGATTATATTAGATTAGAAAAAACTACAAGCTCGTTTGTAAATGTACAATTAATTCAAGGTGAAAGAGAAGATCAAAAATTTACTGGTACCGGGTTAGATTTACAGAGTTACAATTTAACTACTAAAGATCCAACTGACCAATATATGGTTAGTGTACATGTTGATGGTAAGCTATGGAAAAATGTAAATTCATTATATGACATGAATAACGGTGAGGAATCTGTTATGGTAAAAACAAGTGTAAATGGTGGAATAACAATTTTCTTTGGAAATAAGCAATTTGGACAACCGCCTGCTTTAGGATCTATTATAAAAGTTACATATGTAAAAACTAGAGGATCTGCAGGTAATATAGGAGGTTTAAATTTAGATTTAAAATTTAAAGACCCCGGTACTGATTCACAGGGGAACGAGGTTAATTTAGATGAAGTGTTATCATTAAATATTGTAAGAAATCCTATGTTCGGTTCTGATAGTGAAGATCCACAGTTTACAAGGTTGATTGCACCATACCAAAGTAATTCATTTGTTTTAGCTAATCCTAATAATTACATTTACTATTTAAGTAAGTATGACTTCTTTTCTTTCGTGGATGCATATAATACTAAAGATGACCAGTATTTAGATGATGACAATATTATTTACTTATTTTTAATACCTGATATTGCTAAAAAGATAACAAGTGACAAGGATTATTTTAATGTTCCTGTTGAAGAGTTTTCAATGACACCAGCCGAAAAGGAAATGGTGTATGAAATATTAAATGAAAGCGGTAGGCAAATTGTTACTGCTGAGGTTAGAATTAATGATCCTGTAATTAAAAGATATGCAATGAATATTGTTATAAGATACGTGGAAGGTTTTGATAAAGACGAAATACATGCATCTATAAGAGAACAGCTTAGTACATATTTTATATACATAAACAGAAGAGACAGAATTCCTAGATCAGATATTATTTCAATTATTGAAAATGTAGATGGTGTAGATTCTGTAAATGTATTCTTTATTTCTGAAGAGAATGAAAAAGCAATAAGAGATGGGTTTTATGAAGTACCTGTTTATGGTACAGATCCGGTAACCGACCAAAGGGTATTAATAGAAACTAATAAAATTACCATTAGAGGTGATGAGGATCCACAATTAGGGTTAGATGAGTTTGGTGATGTTGTTATTGGACCTGAGGATTTAGCAATCATAAGAGGTGGATGGGATGATAGGAATGGAACGTTCTATGAAGCAACACCTAACAAGAATGCACTAAGTTCACTTAACATATTCTTTAAAGGTAGCATACCTAATAACCTTTATAATAAAACTCAGCAAGCTAAGTTTAATGATCTTAAGAGAAATAGAGGAACTACGATTGCAACATCAGGTAACTCAAGAAGCACTAACACTGGAAGATTACAAGATAATCCTGCATTAAAAGCAATAAGAGGAAAATAATATGAATAGAGCCACAGAGAAAAGAACCGGTATGCCTAGTGTTTATAAAGCTACTTATGAAGAAGGTTGGGAGTTAAAAAACCTAGGTAATGACTATAATGAAAATTTAATGAGAAATTCATTTTCAAATTATATGTTTAGAAATGAAAGACTTTCAACCTTTTTAGATTCTTACTTAAAGCCTATTATGACATTTTGGATTAATAAAGTAAAATACCTTAGAATCTATTATAACTTTGGTGTGCCTAAAGATTACCAAAAAATAAATTAAGATGGTTAATAACTGGAAACATTTAAATTTCTTTGATAAAGGTGGTAAGTATCTTAATTTTGATTATGACCCATCAGAAGATAAATGGTCAGGTACTATGTACTTGCCTGAGGTGTCTATAGGCTTATTTGAAGTTGGTCAAATTTTTATATTAGAAGAGTTTGTAAATAAAAATACTAATCTAAAAGAGTTCGGTTTTCCTCATGGTATTGAAGTTGCAACAGGTACCACTGGGTCTACTGGTGGAGTTTGTGAATGGACTGCTGAATGGGAAACGACAGATCCTAATGAAATATTCTTATTTCAATTTGACATGGATTTTAATACCGGTACACAGACTTCTTTAGAGATGGAGGCTGATGGTCCACCTTTAGAAGTTATAACAGAATTAGAAATATCATTAAATTCGGATCCTACTGAAACTATTGATCCTCAAGGATATACTGTTACTGATGTAATTAACCCTGAAGCATTACAGCTTAATATTGCAATAAGATCAGAAAAAGAAAATACATTTAAAAGAACCTTATACATAAAGGATAGCTGCAAAGATAAAATTATTGCAGAAATATTAATATATGGTGAGACTACTGGCGAAGATGAAAGATTAAGAGTTATGACTCAGAATATGGGCTATAACATTCTAGAATCAGATAGTGAAATATTTAGAAATACAAATATAAAAGAACTGCTTCCTGACTTTGATGAGGTTAATTTGAAGAGAAAAGAAATTATGATGGAAGGTTATAATATCTATCCGTTCATCGGTTCTTATAAAGGTTTAATAAATGCAATAAAGTTTTTTGGATATGATACTTTAAAGGTTAGAGAATTCTGGAAAAATGTTGATGCTAATTCACCGATGTTTGGTAAGTACATTATGAGTAATGATATTTCCGTATTTGAACCATCTGTACAATTAAATGATAAAACTATAACATTACCTAATAAAAAGTTTAGAAAAACTAGTTTGTTTAGTTTAGTTTATAGAATTAATAACATTGTACCTAATAGATTTGATGAAGAGTCATTACCTATAACTGAGGAGAATTATGATTTTACTATTGAAGAAATTTTAATTAAGTTATTTGGATTAAAGAAAAAATTAGAAAATGAATTTTTACCACTTAATGCTAGAATTAAAGATATAACAGGTGAGGCTGATTTTTTCGGATTACTTGAAGTTGTTAATACTATAAGTAGAAATGATAAAAGAGAAATTGTAGCGGGTATAAATACTAACTTTAAATTGTCAACTGAAGATTGTATATACATGGAGGACTTAAGATCATTTAGTTCATTCTGTCTAGCATCAGAAGGAATAGTTGATGAAGCTATTGTTAATTTTTGTAATGCTTACATTGCACCACTCTCACCAGTTAATGCAATAGGTAGAAATTTATTGTTAGGTCCGACTACACCAGGACAGGTTTACCCACCATCACCGATAGGGCCAGATTTTAATGGGCCTATGGGAATCCCATATGATGGAAGTAATGTTACAATAGCAGGGTTAGCTGATGCGTTTTTAGCATACTTTACTAGATATGCGCCGGATTTAAATAAGGTTGGAGTATGGCCTGATGGGGAGTCTTCATATTATCTACCAGATAAACCAGGTATACCGGTTGGTGCAATGACAATTTTAGAAAACGATTCTTTTAATAATATAACTTGGGATAATGTTGATTCTACTTGGAACCAGTTAAATGATGCCAATAAATTCTTTACATTTGATATAGATCCACAGGGCGTTGTTGCAGGTGATGTATTTACAATCAACGACCCAGATACTAACACGGGAGCTACATATACTGCTGTGCTTGGTGATACTGATACTGATGTAAGAAATGCTTTGTATAATCAACTCATAGCATTAAATAATTTATTTAACCAACCTTGGATCTGGTGGGATATTACAAAAGAGACTGGTGTAACTGGGGATGTCGTTAGATTATTTGGGCAAAACGTTGACAGATTGAAAGTATCATGTGAATCAATTTATGGATCACAATTATTATTTAACCAATTACCTGGTGAAACATTATTTACATGGGATGGCATTGAACGCGGAAATTTTGAAGAAATAGAATGGACAATTTATAAAGAAGAAACTGATATTTCACCATCATACTACAAGGTATTTAGAGGACCTCTATCACAGTATAATAAATTGCCAATAATACTACCGTATGTTGGGACATATAGTGTAGAGATGAAGCTATTTGATCTGTATAACAATATATCATCTAATGTAAAGACTGATTTTATTTGTGTAGAAAATAGAGAAGTTGAATATTCAGGCTGGTACCAAGCAAGGGAAGCTAACTATAGCTGGAACAGTGAGGCTAAAGAAGTTTGGAATAATTATGGTTCATTGTGGAATTTACCTATTACACCTAGTGTTACATGGGATGAAGAAAGTCCTAGCTTATATGAATCACTTGATAGGGTTAATGCTATTCTTAATAACTTTGGTTTAGGTGCTTCACCAGACTTTCAATTATTAAATTACCAAGATGATGGTAAAGCTAGTTTTAGTGGTCCATACAGATGGGATAATTTAACAACCGGAGGTTGGGACGATACTTATCATTTATGGTGGGATATGACTAGTACATCTGGTGATACCCCTGCATTCTTTCAGTTTAAAGAAGTTCAACCAGAAACATATTTAAAAATTACAGCATTAAACGGAGATACGGCAGAACATTATTTTGACTCTTCCATAACTACATTGGCTGAAGCAGCCGCTGATTTAAATGTAAGTACTAATACTATTATTAATAAGTATGTATACAATGTTGTATATGACGTATCTAATAATCAGATGTTTGTACAGGCAGTTTGTAGATATTTTGGGTTACATGGAGATTTTAAAACTGTGGATATGGTATATGCAGATGGCGATAATGTTTGCCCATCTACTGGAACAGGTTCACCGTGGCCAACTGGGGATGACGATTGCCCTAGTTTAATTTATAGAAAAGGGCAAAGTGTAGCAAGCAACCCAACATGGAACACTGCTAAGTTTATAAATAATGGAAAGACTCTACCAAAAATGACTTGGGTCATGTTTGTTTATGATAAATGTAAGATACCTGGTAAAGGTAAGCCTAGATGGATAATTAAGAATACAACTAACTCCAGCATGGCTGATATATATTTTGAGAGTAAATACTTAACTTATTTGTTTAAGAATTCAGGGAAATATGAAATCACCCTTGAACTTACTGATACGAATGGGAATAAATATAAAAAGAATAGAAATATTCTAGTAATTAAATAAAGAAAAGAAATGGCAATTAGCGTAACAGAAATTCTTGGAACAGATTCGTTATCCGGATCCAGACTGGTATTGAATGATAACTTCAATATCTTGACTAGTGAAATTAATGCAATGGAGGTTTATTTTAATCCTACCGCAGGAACACTCAGTAATCTACAAAACGTGCAAACAGAAGCACTAAGAGTAGGTTTAAGTACTGTTCTATTAGACATTAATGCTTCTACATTTGATGTATTAACAAATGTTAATATGACAGGTAATCTTAACCTTAATGGTGGAGGATTATTTAGAAATGATGTAGATCCACAAACATTAAACGACGGTTTTGCAACAGGAGCACCTGGTGTAATTACTGTTGGTACAAGTACAGCAATACCACCGTACACAGTGGAGAGAGTTGGAAACAGTACCGGTACAGTAGTAACTATACAGCTTAATGATGGTGCAATTGGTCAAGAATTATTTTTTGTATACTCCGAAGCACAGACAGGATTGATCACTATCCAAGGTGCATCTACACCTTTAGTACTACCAGGTGGTACTAAAATTGATTTAGATGCGCAAGGTAAAACTGCTCACCTACTTTGTGTAGACGACGGTACAGGAAATGGAGTTTGGTTCTTAGTAGGTGGAACTGGTTATACAATAAGTTAATAAAAAGAAAAACGATACATGGCAACGACGCCTTTAATTAAAACGCCGCAGGCAGATGGGGGTACATTTTATACCTTCTCTTCTTCTGCAAGAGATCTATCAAAGACCCTTAACAATGATGAGCTTAAGTTGGTCTTTTCTAAGTTTGTGCTTTTAAATATACCGGATTTTGATAAGCTTAATCCTGTTACATTTGATAGTTATGAAAACTATATGCAATTTGATACTATAGATGGTATGATTGCAAGTGGTGGTTTAAAGGGTGATCCTAATGTTAACTTTACCGAAAGTCTTCAGAATTACGCGCTGAACTTAGAAGAGTTAATTATTAGTGATTCATCATATGATAATACCACACAGAGATCTGTAGCTGAAAGAGTATTCTTTAAATGGATGAAAGAGACAGGGGCAATGAGATTTAGGCCTGCTACTAATTTAGAGAAAAATCCTGGAGTAACTAGACCTTTATTTGTGGAGGAGGATACTCAAGAGACAGGTGATTATCAGTACAGGAGAGTTGTAAAATATGTAGGTGATATTGATATTGTAAATAATGTAGATAAAGCAGGCGAGGCTTACACTGAACTTTATATTAATGTACCAACTGAAGTAGGAGGTACACCAACTATTTTATTTGACTCTATTTCAGATACAAACTATCAACCTAGTTTAAGAATACAAGGTAAGGACGAATTTATTTTAGGTCGTGGTCCTAGTACAGTACAACCACAAGGATTAAGTATTAATGCATTTTATGATTATGATGATCCATTGCTTGGTGATCCTGCAAACGGTGGTTATACTGACCCTAATGCTAATTGGATGTTAGAACCTAATCCGCCAACATCTAAAGAATCTTATTTTACTGAACCTAATACATTTACTAATACTGCCAATATTAATATAAGAAAATATCCGGCTGATTATGGTAGTCCCGTAGGGTTTAATGGTTCTGCTTATGTTAGGAATCAGTTAGATGGAATTTCTGTAGATTTTACACCTAATGATTACGAGCAGATTATAACAGATCCAACAATTGCAACAATACCTCAATTTAATGGAACTGATTTAGCAAGTACATTTGAATTTAACGCTGTGTTAGTTTATTATGACATGGTAGATACTAGTAACACTGCAAATACTGTTACTAATCTTTATGGTATTTTATTAGTGGATAATATTACGCCAACAACAGATGGTGGCTATATTCAAAGATACCCTAAATATAAACCTAATAAAGTAACAGGACAAAATGGAAACAGTTATGGATTTAAAATTAATTTACGATTCGATGCTTCACCAGGAACGGCCGGTATCGACACAATCGTTAATGACTATAATACATTTTCAATGCAGCTCTTCAGTGAAGCGACTGCACAGCTACAGGAATCAGCTAAAATATTCCAATCTCAGCAATTAGAAATTTCTGAATTAGATCAAAAGGTTCAAACTTTAGAAAATCAAATAACTAATGTAGCAGATGTTACTTCTCTACAAGCACAGATCACAAGTGTGCAAGATCAATTAGATAATGCTAACTTGGCATTTGCCAATGATACTGTTTTATTAGATCTTATTGCTAAAAATTCTGATGAGATACAAGGTTTAGCAAATGGAAATGTACCGGTATCTTTACAATATAACACAGACGTAGTAAGACAGGGTACTGGTATAAGTGTAGACACTAATACACCTAATTTAATAACTGTATCATTAGCTACCCAAGAATACTCGTTTGTAATTCCTTTTAATTCAAGTGAAACTGTTATAGATACATTAAATCCATTAAATCTAAACACGGCAGTACCACAGGTGTTTACTGAATTGGTAACCTATACAAATATGCTAAGATTGGATACGGTTAATGAAGCCGGTGGTGATTTAAATATTTACATAGATGATACTATGATACAGTGGAAAACTGGCCAAACTTTTAGATTAGCATTTAATAATAATTTAAATATAGGCTCAAGAAATATAAGGGTATGGACCGATGCACCTAGCAGACTTAATAATGGTTCATTTGGAGTTTCAATGGGAGTGATTCCAAATTCTGAGATTACTAATAGGCCTATAATAGAATTTATATGTACAGAGCAAGGTATTTTAAATTTTGTGTTTGATATCATTAAATAAATAATAAAAGAAAGAAGAAAAATAAATGGCTGAAAATAATTCAATATCAACAATGCTCCCAGAGCTTCTTAGACTTTTTAATAATTCTTTAGAAAGCTTTGAGAAGGTTAATCAGGCCATAACATCTAGTAATGAGTCGGTAACTATTAACATTCAAAACAATGACGGTACTAACTCAAGAGTAACTATTCCTAGCTTTGGTTTTCTAAAAAATTCAGTAGATAGGCTACAGAATAATATTGATACTATTACAAATGTTGGTGGGCAAAACAGTTCAATTAGATTATCTGATGGTACCTTTAGAAAATTAGTATTAGCTAAACTACCAACAGAAGCAACAGACTTAACTTCAATTAATTCGATTGAGAATTTTAATATTAAACCTAATTGGTTTTTTGAAGAATTAATTAATCCTCTTCTTTACGTATCATTTGATTTAACTGGGCAGGTTCCTATAGACACAGAAAGAGCAATAATCCAAAGGTACATATTAAATACAAATACTCAGAGTAAGATTAACTTTTTTAATAATACTTATAACGGTAGAGCAGATTTAAACTATGATGAGTTTTTACAGCAAATAGTTGAACGAAATATTTCATATGTATTAGATGAAGATGTGGTAGATTTACCACCAAGAGTTAAAAGATATACTGGAAACTTTAGTGTACTTAGGGTATCAGATGTTACTTCTACTGATGTAATAAATGGTGCTACTGTAACAACACAACGCAAACAATATAAATTAAATAAGATTTTTTATACTGATATAGAGGCTGACTTTGATGACACAATACAGCTTTCAGTAGGAGATAGCCTTGAGGTTATTTCTAATCCAATAAGTACAAGATATAAAGTAACTAATGTTGACTCCAGTACAAACACAGTTATTGTAGAATTGGTCGAGGGATCGGATCCAATTAGAATAGGTGCAGATCAGTTAAAAATTGCATCTACATTAGAAGATAATGTCCAAGTTGATGTTACAGTAGGATTCAATGAGAGATGTATTACTTTTGTAAAACCTATTGATCCTGATTCAAAAATACCTGCAGTAAATTGGTCTCCAGGTAGTGGGTATTATACCAATACATTGACAACCATTAATGCTGATGGCGTTGAGCAAACATTAGCAGAGTATTACCAACAGAGCGCAATTGATTTTGGATCAATGTTACTTTCTTTTGCTGATGATAAAATACCAACAACTAGAGAAGGTGTTAAACCTAACTCACCTGTTTTAAATGATAGTGATTTTTCAGTTAAATTAATTAATGCGCAAGTGAGTGATTCATCTTCGATAGTTGAACTTACTGATCTTAATAACCAGAAAAATACAATAGAAGCTACATTAAAAGAATTGGATGGTGCAATTGCACAAAGCAGAACTAAAATTCAAACCACCAATTATAAAACTGAGGTAGAAAGAGATGCTGATAAGAATGCATTACAAGGTTTAATTACTGAGAGATCTTCGCAAGCTGAATTATATGCATCGGTTGTTAAAGAGATTGATGCTAAACAAAAAGATAATTCAGTATCTAGTATTACACCTAAATATAGAGCTCGTGGTTTTTGGGCGATGCCAAAAGAAAAATCTACACCAGCAACTGGACTACAGTCAATAGTTAAATTTAAGACCAGGTATAGATACTTATCCAGCGACGGCGCAGCAAACCCAGTTGATCAATTTACATTTAAGGATGGCTCAGGTGATACACAAGGCGCGTTTTCAAATTATAATATTGTAGAAAGTACACTAAGACCTAGAGCAAAAAGTTCTCTAACTGGTGTATACCAGTGGGTTGATATAAGTACTGATAATGCAGATGCTGTTAATATTAATCAATTAGATATTCCAATAAGAAAAGGTGAGCAAGTAGAGGTTCAGGTAAAATCTATATCCGAGGCAGGATGGCCATCTAATCCGTTAGAGAGCGATTGGTCTAATTCTATAATTCTTAAATTCCCAGCAGATCTTAGTTCAGATAATGCAACAGAGGCTATCATAAATCAAAATCAACAAGATTTAGCAAAAGTAGCATTAGAACAAGATTTAAATGAAATGGGAATACAGGAACATTTAAGTTCTTCCTTTGTTGCTAATGAAACTTATTTTGCTCATTCTAGTCCGGTAATTGCATCAGGATTTTTATCGGAAAACCAAACGCCTATTGACTTATTTACAAAATTATCGCAGATGCAATCCCAATTGGATTTATTCCAAGAGTTACTTGCACAGGCACAAGGTAATTTAGTGGTTACTATAATTGATGATCAAGGTAATGTACAAAATCTAAAAAGAAATTCAGTAACAAAAATATTTGCTGGTTTCTATGCACAGGAGGTTACTAACCTTGATGATCCAAGAGGAGCTATTATATCTAAAACATTCTTTATTAACTTAGCTAATAACGAACAAACCGGTTTAAGGTTAATTTCTAGAATATCTGGTAACAGAGGCCGAATGGTTAAGCAATCAGAAAATCCTAATTATGTTGGTAATATTAGTTCTATTACCGGTGGTACTACAATATTACCTGCAACATATTCATGGTTAGATAATAGCCAAGCAAACCAAAGCAACAATCAACCAACATTTAAATCTGATGATGCAGATTATAACACGGTAAGAAAATATGATCTTACTCCTATTATACTATCTAACCCTGATGTAACAGCTCAGACTAAGTATGGGCAAACTACATCATTATCACCTTTCCAATCAACACAGAATAAAAACCAATTTATAAATAGTAGGTTTAGTGATGTTTCATCTGAAAATGACTTTTATAGTTATAGCAGACCTGGTGATGGGTTATTTACATTTAATCTAGATACTGCCGAGAATTTTTACGGAAGAGGGAACGGAACAATGGGTACAACTGCTGGTCAGTTTATTTGGGGTGGTGGTTTTAATGAGGATGGTACGCCATTCACAGCAGGAAGTTATCCTGTTTCACCAACACCTGATGATATACTAGAAATCCAAATAACACACCCTTATATAACTAGTTATGCTACATATAAGAAGGCATATGAAAATATGACAGGGGATACCAGTAATACCACATTACCAGCAACAATACCAGTTGGTGGAATTGATTGTACCACTGGTGGAAATGGTACTGCAAATATTCTATTTAGACAATCTAGATTCATAAATTTAACGTCGGATTCACGATTAGGTAAATCTCAAGCTATCTACTTAAATGAAAATGCTGTTGATTTAACTACATTAGGTAACAGTACAGATTTTAATGGAGTAATATGGCCTAATGGTCAACAATTACAGGCTAGTCCATCTATTACTGCTATTGGTCCATTAGGACAAGCAGGAGATCCTAATTTAGTAAACGGTGGGGTCGGTTATAGCAGAAATGTCAAAGGTGCATTTGAAAACTTTGACCAATATACGCTAGGGCAACAAGGATGTGGATCATATCTCTTTATATCGTCTGATGACCACTTAAATTTACAAACAGGTGGAGATTCAGGACAATCTTCTAAATTAATACAATTTGGTCAACAAAATTCAATAAACATACCTATGGTATTTCAATATAGAATGACGGATTACTTTGGTACTGGTTCAGGTGCTGATGGTGGTATAGGTAATATTGGAGGCGATTCAACTGGAGCTACAACTAACATAACATATGCCAAGAAAATAGGTTTTGATATTTATCCTAATAACGCAGAGCCTTACCAATATGATGTTGAAATATTTGCAAAATACCGATCAAACAAATTAAACATAAATGTATTCCCAACTAAAACAGTAACCAAAGGGTTAAATGATTTAGAAAAGGTATTAACAAAACTAAGTCCAACAGTTACTTCAACTAGAGTTAACAGAATAGTTAACGAAGGTGGTGTAGGTGGTGGCCGTGGCGGTGGAATTAACAAGGGTTTATTTACTGAGGATAACGGCTCTAGTGGAAATGTACTGTAACATTTAATTTTTCACTAATCGTTTGGTGAATAAATAAAAAAAGTGAAAATTAAATGGCCGAAAAATTATTTGATAAAGCATCCTATAGTATAGCTAGAACCAATCCTAAGTTAACAGGTAATGTTAAACTTGTTAGTGATGGGAGTAATTTGTATCTAGAATCATTTAGTGCTAATACTGAACTGTCATCTTCTACATTTAAAGCATTCAAAATAAGTGGTAAAGATACTTATGATAGAGATGTTTGGAAGTTCTTTCAAGGTGGAAAGTTCCCAGCGCAATTAGCATATGAGGTATTTCAAGAATATCAAGATGTATCAGTATTATCCCAATATCAAAACCAGTATGAAATGTTTTATTCAGCTGGTACTAGGTCAGTCTCGTCCAATTCATATTCTCAAGATTTAGGAATGCTCGCGCCTTTATGGTTAAATGAACAAATTCCTGAAAAATTTGTAATATTTAGAATAGACAATCCTTCTGCTGTTAACAACATAATGGCAACAGTACAAAACACTGATTCTGATTTAGCACAAACATCAGCTGCATTTTCTAAAAATGTTTTGGAGAATTGTACTGCCGTTAAAACTTTTGATTTAACAACAAATAGTTTACTAGGATCTTATATTAGAAACTATAGATCACAAGAATCATTCCCTACATCACCGCTAAATATTTCATGGAGAAAGGATGAAGCAATGCAATGGGCAGGAATTAATTATAGTAAAGGTGGATTCACATCAGCTGGTAGTTTTTCATATGATGGGATAGTCACAGAAGATGCTACTATTATACAAAATGAATTCTTTTTTACTGAAGGGTTTGAAAGAAATAATGTTTTATTAGCTAATCTAATTAACATGGAATTTTTATTTACTGATGAAACTGCTTCTGATTATTCATTAAATAGATACTTCGGTTTATATGTGAATGAGGTGGAGGAAGGTCGTTTTGATTTATCAGGAGAAGGATTTTATAAAAATATTGAAAAAACACAACTACCTAAAATAACCACCATCACTGAAGTATCAGAGCAATTAAATACACCATTTGAAATTTCTAACAGTCAAGGTGTTTTACTTTATATTGATCCAGCTAAAACAGAAACTATTACAGGTGTACCAACTCCTAGTAGGGTAAATGAAGTTGAGTCAATCTTTTATGTTAAGGATAAAGAAGAAAATTTTCATACTGTTAAGAAAGGATCTAAATGGGGTACTAATCAAATAAGAATTTTTGATACGGTTGTTGATGTATCTAAGTTTGCCGGTTTTAAAAGTCCTGATACTTTTGCAGATGCAAAAATTATTAATAGAAAAGGTAAAGCTACATGTTCTTTTAAAATTATAAATGAATTATTAAACGGGTTAAGTATTAAGTTTTATGATGGCCTAGATTTAGTAGGAGAAGTTGCAGCTACTTCGTTAGAGGCACCTGCACCAGGATCCAATAAACAACAATTCTTTAATCCTAATGGAACTAATCAAGAAATAGCTAAAGCAATAACTAATGCAATAAATCAAGGTATATCACCAGAGAAAAGATTTTTTGTCGCTTCTTATAATGATGATACTGTTTATGTTCAGTCAAGATTTGGTGGGAGTAGATTTAATAGACTTAACTTTAAGATTAATTATTCAGCATACCCTTTACAAATAGATAATTTAGTAACCTATCCACTTGCTACAATAGTAGATGATAATAAAAACTTTGTTGGTGGCAATGATGTAAATTCATCTCTATTAAGAGTTGCTAATGGTGACCAAGATAGATTTATATTAGGTAATTGGATTCAGTCAAAAAATGGTTACGCTGAAATAGGTAACTGGGTTCCTTACTTAGAAAACCCAGTAAAAGACAACACAGGAACTGTTACCAGCTATAAAGAAATTGATGAGTATGTTATTATAACTTTAAACGATAATCAGATACAAGTTACTAATAGTGGGCAGGTTGCGTTGTACTCTGACTATAAACCTTCATTTGGTAGATTTTCAATATTTCCTATGAAGGATTTTGATTATGACTTCTTTAGTACTATGTATAGCCAGATGGGTGAATTAGATTATGAGTATGATCAATATAATGAAGGGGAGACGACCGGTGATTTTTTAAATATTAGTGCAAATCCTAATGTTAGAGATTTTTATGATTCTGGTGGATTTTTTAAATTGGTAGGTTTGCTTAGAGAGGCAGAACCGGATAAAGATTTTGATTCAGTCATTTCTTCAGAGTATGACAGACTTGAAGAAAATTTTCTAAGGCAGCAATCAGTAGCATCTAGAGTTATTCCTTATATTAATAAATGGTCTTGGGTGAATGAAGGTAAAAATGTTAGAAACCTCCCTTATAGTTTAAATGTTAATGAAGCATTTAGCCAAAATAATTTTTCACCTTCTAAATATACGCTAGGACAAAACGCAGAAGGGTTTACTCATGAATGGTATTACCTGTGTGAATTTCCATATTACTTTAAGAATGAGGCAATAAAAAGTTCATGGAGTTATATTGATACTGCGCCTGTTGATACTATAGAAGCAAATCCTTTGACTGGTGCAATATACACACCAGGCACTTTTCAAAAAGTTGATAAAGATTATTTTAATGATTATTTTATAGTAGATAAATTTACAACTGGTGGTGTTGTTAATTTAATTGATAGACAATTAAGATATGGTAGGTTTAGCGGTGGGGATGAAAAGAATTTTGCAGAAACATTTTTACGTGGTGTTAGAATTATTGCAAAAACTAAAGCAGACGTTTTAGCTAAACCTAATTTTAATGCAAGGTCACAAAAATATGTTAGTGACGGTAGATTTAATGATTATAGATTTTCAGTAATGTTAATTCCTAATGCACCAGATAAACCTGAAACTCAAGTGAAGTTTGTAAAAAATGATAAATGGAAAACTGTTGTTATGATGATATTCTTATCATTAGAAAATGATTGTATAAATGGTATAGATGACCAGAGCATAGACCGAACAACATTATATTCATATGAAAGCGCTTTTGTGGAAAGCGCTGTAACTGGTGAAAGTTGTAAGCCGTTGGTAAATGCAGATGGAGATTATGAATATTTAGATGGTCCTTTACAAGGTGCAATTAATTTTAGTGCGTCTGGTTGGAATGGAACGGCTGATGCATTCTTAATACAGGGTACTTCGGATTCTAATGGAAATTTAAGTAGATTTTTACGTGATGTTTCTATAGGTTCTAATGGTAACTTTAATTCGATAAAAATGGTGATAGGCTCAGATGTCTATGAGATTAATGATGTTGTTAAAGTTATAAGTGATGATAGATTATTTGCTAAAACTATATTAAAGAATGGAAGCAGTTTTGTACCTGGTGGATTATCACCAGCTCTAAATGATGCAAGAGGTGCCGATTATACAGTAATCGGTGGTGGCTTTAATACATATTCATCCAGGTTAAATGATTCTGGTTTTGCAACATTATTTAGATTTATTAATGAAGGTGCACCTGGTATTATTTATGAAACTATTGATGAGGATGGAAATAGAGTGCTATCACCTGACGGTTCTATTGCTGAAACGTTCTCTATAGAACTCAGGGCACAAGAAGATATTTTAAAATCAGTTTATATAGGGAGGTTGCCAGATCCGGCTAAACCGACTAAGTTTAATCTTACTGATGTTATAGGCTATGATTTATCACTTCAGACAAAACCTAGAATAACACCAATCGGAAGGCATGCTGGAACATATCAACCTTCTACCAAGAACTTATTTTATTTTAGAGATCCTTATATAGACCTTTTAGTTATAAGTGGCGATGATGCTGCATATAAAGAAAAGGTAAAAGATTTATGTAGGTATTCAAATACTCAGTTTAATTCTAGTGATACTCAAAAGTTTGGTCAATTAAGAAATTTGTTTTATCATAAAGTAAACGAGGAAGACCCATCCACTATATTAGAGCTTTCAACAGAGGATGCGTTCTTAAGCCTATATCCACTCATAAATGAAATTGGTATAGCAAAAAGAGACTTCTATATATTTTCTTCTAACTGGGAACCTTCTTATTTTAGAAAGAGTATAGATAAATCTGAAGTTGAATCCATCATAGGTACACGATCCATGACAGAGAAAAAATCTTTCCTAGGTTCTAAATATTTAAAGGTTCCACAGGAAATTAAACTCGAAACATTTTTACATGAACCGGTTGCGGTTAAAGCTGCGATAAAACAACCTAGTTTAATAAAAGGTACATTTATGACTAGGGAGAATAACACTTCTGTGTTATTCTATATGTTTATACAAAAAAGGTTAATTGAATTTTTATTTGAACCTATTAAAGAGCAGTTTAAAAAATACATTAAGCCTGAATTTGGATTTGGTGATATTGATACATTAGATGATGATGTTGAGAGATACATAACTCAAAATATTTTACATCTGTATAAGTTAGATAGTGTTGACTTTTATGTTAAAAGTACCAGGGTTGATGCACCATTGGATTATTCTACGGCTCAGTTGGATAATGCTGATAAAGTAGAAAATGGTTTAACTGTTAATACTTCAATAGGATCAAAAATATTAAATACAAATCCATTTGATCTTAGCCTAATATATAACAAAAGAAAGGGTTTTACTGAATCGTTTGGGTTTAGCATTACTATAGTTAAAAAATAATAATAAAATGGCGATAACCATACAAGAATTAATTGCATCAGATACTGTTTCACAGGCAGTAGATAAGATTAATTTTAATTTTGATCAACTGATACTTAATGGCGGTGGTCCTTTAGGCCCGTCAGGTCCACAAGGCCCGGCAGGCCCAATTGGCGGTAGAGGAGAACGTGGTACAGAGTGGTATGAAGATGACTCAGTATCCGGACCAGGTAAAAACCCAAATACTTTTCCGCCAACATTGCTTCCACTAAAGAATGATTACTATCTACAATTTAATGGACAAGTTTGGGAATATAATGGTAGTACATGGGTTCCTACAACTGTTAATCTTACAGGCCCGGCAGGTCCTACTGGTGCATCGGTTGGATTATCACAATTTGGTAATTCACCTAATCCTGGTAACCCAGGTGGAGTTGCACCAAATAACTATGCACAGAACGCTAAGAATGTAGGGTACCCTTCATTAATGGCATCAGGATCTCAGACTATTTCTACTAATAATCAAGGTGTACCTACCTTTGCTGTTGGTATTGCAGGACCTAATGATATAGCACAATATCCAAATGGTGTAAATGTAACAACAGACTTTAGATTAGTAGATGAGTTTGCAGGAACACTTGATTCAACTAATACAAGTTTTCTATTACATCAGAAAAACAGCGGTGCTACTGCATTGCGTTTCATGGGTGGTACTGAAGCAGGTGAAAATTTTGAGCAACTTGATTATACTAAGTTATCACAAATAAAGTTATCTTCTGATGACACTTTAAATATATCAGTACCTAAATCACCTACTGCTGTAAGTAATATAAATGACACGGTTGGTTTTAATATAGAAACTGCCGAAAGAGGTCAGACTTATAGATCTGGCGCTGGTTTTTCGTTTAAAACTGGAACAAAGGGTGGATCCGGATCATCGTTTTTTAATTCTAATTTTGAAGCAACGGTTTCTACATTCAGTCCACTAGGCAGCTCTGAGAAGGGTAAATTTGATTTAAATACTGTTGGTGGTGGTGCCACTACCCGCTTTCAGATGGGTGGTAATGATATAACAATACCTACATCAACAGCAGCCGATGGATTTTTATTAGCGGAGGCCAGGGTAATAGAGTTGTTGTCTTCAAGCCAAATTCAACTTTCTGCACAAGATGCCGCTTATATAAAAGCACAAGGAGCTATTGTGGCCGTTGATAGCAACATTACATTAGATACAGTAGCAACAGGTGAAATTACTCTTACGGCATCAGGAACTGGGGATATAGTTTTAAACTCTACTGGTGGTGGAATATCGCAAGTAGCAAGTTCCGTATCTACTACTATAAGTACTGGGGTTAATTTTGTTACGGTAGATTTAGCATCTGGGATAATTGCAAAAACTCAAAATGCTTCAAACAATATTGATCTTATTGCATCTGGTGTAAGTAGTGATATTAACATACTGTCTACAGAAAATATTACATTAGGTACATCATTCGCTGATAATGCTACTTACCCTAATATAAATATGGTGCTAAACGGATCTAATAAGCGTACTCAATATAGAGGTAAGGAAACATGGGGAGCATCATTTGCACCGGTTCCTGATAATTTAGTCGATCCACCAGTATATAAACATGAATATACAGCCTTGAGTGCCCCGGATGCACCTATACTTGGTGGTTCAGTAGTAAGGCAAATGGGAGCACCAAGTTACATGACAAATTCAGGTGTAATCTATCAGCAATATAATGATGGGTTTACAACTATAAATATTGGTAAACCTCAATATAATAACGGTGTGCTAGGTGGTGATAGATTAGGTTTATTTGTTAATTCAACCAACGCCACGGTAGCTCCTCAGTTTTCAAATAGTGGAGCTACAAAGGAGAACCCGGCTCAAGAACAATTTAGAGTGGATAGTACGACCACTAAAATTAGTAATAATTTTTGTTTAGGTGGTGAAAATGGACATCAGATATTAAATCTTGACCCACTATGGGACAGCACAAATATTGACGGGAGGGTTATCAATGTTGAAGCTACTGCCCCATATTTACAAGTTAACATAGGTACATTTACACCAGTGAATAGTCAGATAGCAATTAATAGTATGCCTAATGCGGGGAGGGCTGGTTGGGAATGTGATTTAATATTAAAATTTAATCCATCCATGATGGTTCTAGGCCAGCGGTTTACAATTGAAATATATAGCATGCCTTCTAAATTTGTGTGGTGTGGTAGCAGTAGTTGTAGTGTTGCTACACAATATGGAAAAATAAATCTATTTTATGAAAATTTAGATAATGCAGGTAATATTACTCAGAAGTCGGCAGGATCAATTGAGACTACTGTAAATGATATTCAAGGCTTTGGGTCTGGTACAACTACATATACATCTAAAGTTGGTATTTATGAATTTAGTTTTAGTAACATGGGAAATAAGACTTTTTATAATGGAAATGGAAATGATGCTGCAGGTGGATTAATTTTACAAAAAGGGTGGACACGAACAAGCATGCAGCTATTAACTTTTGCTGAAGAAAATGATACCGCATACAGTATGGCGGCACCCGCAACTTCATAATTAGAAGATTAATATTTAAAGAAATAAAAATGACAAAAAAAGAAAAAAAGGAATTAACCAGTTTTGTAGATAGATACAAGCAAATAGAAACTTCTATTGATCTAATGCAAAAAAGTATTGTAAGTTTAGCTGATAAAAGAGATGAACTTTTTGATGAATTAGATACCATGAAAAACCAAGAAAAAACTTTTATGGAAAAACTTATTAAAAAATATGGAGAAAGCAATGTTACTCCGTATAAGTTAATGAAAATTTACGAGGAAGGTATATGATATTTTTAAAAAACATAATAGCGATAATCACTGATCCTAAAAATACAAGAATGTTTTTATTAGGTGGTATTGTAGTGTTGTGTTTTTTATTGTTTAGGCAGTGCGAACAAACTGATATAGCAAAGAGCGAAGCTACTAAGATTAGTAATAATTGGAAAGCTTCATTAGATACAATTGAAAACTATGTTGACAAAAATGGAAATGCCGCCGCTGAAATAAGAGCTCTTAATTTAACATTAGAAGAAATTGAAGATGAGCTAGAATTTGAGAAAGATAAACCACCATTAACGATCATTAAAACTGAAACAGTAATAAAGGAAGTTATCGTAGAGGTACCTGTAAATGTTATTGATACTATATTAGGTAATTTTAATTCAGCATTAACAGTTTCGGATTCTGCTACTTGGGGTAAAAGCTTTAGGGATGTTGGGGTTTTTGTTCCTTATGAAATTAATGGTGATTTAATAAATTTTGGTAATGCTACCATTGACCTAAAACAAAATATATTTTTATCTGCCTCATTAACAAGAGACAATAAAACAAAAGAATTATTTGTAAATCTTTTAACTGATTATCCTGGTACTACTTTTAATAGCGCAGAAGGTATATTAATTGACCAAAGGAGTAGCGCGTTTAAAAGCTTACAATATGAAAACAGAAAAACATTAGGACTAGGATTACAACTAGGTGTCGGTTTCAGCGGTAGTGGAGTTGCACCTTATGTTGGTATAGGTTTAAACTATACCCCTAAGTTTTTACAATGGTAAATAAATAAAATAATGGAATCATCTAAATTTTTACAATTATCAGAAGGAATATTATTAGAGTATATTTACACTAGTCAATCTGAGCCAACTGAACTTAACACTGCTGACTATCCAATAGACATAATGCGAGATGGTCATACGGGTGGTAGCTATCTATTTAATACTAGTGATGTTTCGGCTGAAATGGGTAACTATACGGATATCTCTGCTGCTGCTATTGATGTAAATAAAACCCAGTACGCATATTTAGATACTGATATAGGTGTACCTTATAATGATTTTGATCCATTATTAACTGACACAGCAAACCTCTTACAGACGTTCTCTCCTCAACAAAATATAGCATATGATAAAATAAGAGTACATTTTATTTCAGGCTTTTCGTTTACAGGATATGATGGTATTATATTTGAAACATTAGTACCTCGTAGAGATGGTGTATTATTAAACCTATCTTCAATAAACTTTTTAAAGACTGATACCCCGGTATTTAATCCAGATCCAGTTTTAATAAATGATAATCTTTACGCCAGTTTTATTGAATGGAGAGTACCTTCTCTTTACTTTATGAATAACAGCTTTAATGCTGCTGATTCTAATGGTCTAGGATTTAAGCTAACTGAAGGTCAAGGATTTTTAAGTACTCCTACAATTACATTTAAGGCTACTGGGATTTATGAAACTATAGTCGAAAATAGTTATAGTTATTATAATGTAGAAGAAATAAACTCAGTTACTTTACCAAGTAGGGATATTTATGATAATCTTTATGCCAGTGTCACAGAGGCAGAAGGTGGTGATTATTTTGAATTAACAGGTATGGTTACGGGATCAACATTCCAAAGTTTTATAAGTCAGCTAAACGCCACATCAGGTGGATTAAACAATATAGTATTTCATGAAATTAACGTGAGTGAGCAAATAGATACTTCATTTGTTAAGTCAAGCACGCAAGTATTTACACAGACTACAAATTTTGATAATCCTATTCTATTTAGACCAATTATTTTAAACAGCGCGGTTGCCGCTTCTTTTACAATTAATTATATGCTAAGAATTTATAACCGAGCTGATAATACTCAGATAATTAAGCAAGCTAAATTAACTTCATTTGATGTAAAGAAATATGGAAGGCGATTAATGAAAATAAATTTAGGAGTAGTTCCAACTGTGGCTAATGTATACAATCAAATTGCACCGGATGATGGGAATAATATTATTGTAAACAGTGGTGGAAATGGAGGGTCTGGGCAAACAACAGAAAAAATAGTAGAGCAGTTGGTGGTAAAAACTAAATATGTAACTTCATTTAGAGATAAATTAAATGTGAAGGCGTCAATATCTCCAGCTAAAATACAAACAATAACAGAAACCGATGGCAGCACAACAGAATAAATCAGAACCATTAACTAGCAAATTTACAAAAACAGTAAGTTCTTTACCGTTGGTATCAACGGCTCCTATTGGGGTTTCAACTAATGTAGCTACAACTAAACCTTACCAGGAATACTTTCAAAGGTTTGTAGTATTAGATCCTGATGCTAGAACTTTACCTAATGGCGATGGGGTTATAAGAATATCACCATTTGATGATTATGTTATTTTTACATTATATGATGACACTATAGGATCTGTTCCAGTTGATCCAGCAAATCAGAAAAAAGCAAATCCTAATCAAGCAGCCGCTGCCGTTAATACAGCCGAAAAACCAATTGATCTTAGTAATGTAGGAACGCTTACTTTAGTTTTTGTTGGTGAGAATGATGAAATTAGAATACCTAATTGGACACAGGTACAAACTGTGGATCTTTCACAAGGTCAGGTATTATTTAGAATAGACAAAGAAAGTTCAAAAAAGATATTAGCATTAGATAATAATAACTTTTATATCTCTACAAGAATGGAGGACATTAATGGAACTAGTGATGAAAGCGTATTATATACCGGTACTTTTTTAGGATTGGTTGATGCAGCCAAAGAAACTATGACATCCAAAATGGAGGCGCAGGCCGCGTTATATTCAGATGAATTAGCTAGATTACAATTACAAATATTAAACTATGAAACTAATCAAGCTGAATTAATATCCACCATAGAAGAATTAAATTCAACTATTATAGCAATAGATAGTTCTAATATTACATTAGCCAACGAAGTAGAGCAACTATCTACTCAGCTAGGTAGTACTGAAGCTGAGTTAGCAATTGAAGAATCTAGGAACGCACAGTTAAGAGCTGATATTGCCAGAAAGAAGAAAATCCAAATAATGGGATTACAAGTAAGGGCTAATCAAGCTAAATCAAAAGCTGTTAAACGAAGATACTTTAGACAATCAGCTAAATCCAATCAAAGCTTTAGTACTACAAACGATCCAATAAGTATTCCAAAAAGCTTTAGACAGGTTTCATAATAGATAAGATATGATATTAAGTGCAAGAAATAATCAGTTTAAATTTGAATTTCCTAGAAATTTTATTCCTAAGGAAATATCAGATAAGTATAAGCCATACTTAAATAGAATGCCAGGTGCTATGATTAAAGAACCTATCGATTATTTTAATTATGGAATACAATCAATGAATTTGCCTGGACCTTCATTTGATCCGGTAACACAAAATGACTTTCCTGGGAATACCAGAAGATTCAGAACAAGTCTGCCTAAGCAAGAACTGTTTGATAAAGAATTAACTATTACGATGCAAGCATTCGATGGCTGGGTTAATTATTGGATGGCTATCGAAGTGTTTGATTACTATTATAAACAAAGTGGAAAAAATCCGTTTGTACCAGAAGGTATTGGATTGCAAATGATTGATGGTGATGGAAATATTTTTGTTACATGTCAACTAAAAGATATGATAATGACCGGTGTTAGTGCATTAGATTTAAACTTCTCAAGCAATACGATAGAATTTCAAACATTTGATATTAATTTTACATATAACATTTTAGAAACTAAAGTTAATCTTGTCTAATATATAAACAAATAGAAAGAGCAATGAAAACATTTAAAGATTACCTTACTGAAAGTCATGATGATTCTATAGATATACAAAATCTATTAAATGAATCTTATGATTTAACAGAAGAGCAAGAAATTGCAATCGACAAAGCAGTCGATAGAATTATGGAAGAACACAGTAACGGAAAGGACTTAGAAGTTATTATGGAAGAAATAATTAATGAAGGTATATTAGGATCTGTTCTAGGTGGTCTTACTGGTTTTGCTTTAGGTAAATCTGTAGGAAAGGCTATCGCAAAAGTACTAGGTATTCAAAAAGGAGCCTTGTATGATTTATTAACCAGTCGATTGATCGGTGCTGCTTTAGGTGCAGTATTAGGCAAAAGACTTTAATTCAATATAATTGATTTACTCAGGTATAGATTTTTCTCTCAATAGTCCAGGTACGTGTACACAGGACCATAAAGGCAAATACACATTTATTACATTCTTTAATTACGGTAATAGAATATGGGATGAAGAAGGACGAAAGATACCTAAATCATTCTCGGTTCATAAAGAGCTAATGGACAATAAAACAATATTAGGATTTCCTTATTATAGACAAGTAAAGGATAAGGACTTTTTACTTAGAGAACGAGAAAAACTCACTGATGGTCAAAATATAGCCGACTTAATTTCAAATATTTTAATAACCTTATATGGAACACAAAACCATAAAATTGCGCTAGAAGGATTCTCCTATGGCTCAAAGGGAAACTCATTCATTGACATCGTTCAGTATAATACCTTTTTAAGAAATGAAATAGTTAATGGTTGGGGTGTGGAAAATATTTCAATCTATCAACCATCCCATGTTAAGAAATTAGCAGGTAAAGGTAATGCAAATAAACATTATATGGTAAAAGCGTTCCAAGACGATGTTTTTAATGATAAAGATTTAAGGAAAACAGATTTATGGAAGTGGACTCAAGATAAAGACTTTACAGAAAAGATCCCTAAACCAATAGATGACTTAGTAGATGCGTACTTTATACTAAATGCTAATAAAGAAAAAGGGTGGTCATTAAATACTTAATACATAGAAAACCACTAAATACATTGAGTCTAGTAATTACATACTTCTCTTTCTTTAATTAGTTATATTTTATATATAGCAACTAGAACTTAGTTTCAGAATATTATGATAAAAGCAATAAAAAATAGAATATTTATTAAAAAAGATGAATTACCAGAAAAAATTGGTAGTATATATGTACCTAAAACCGAAGGTCAGTATGCTCCACCTTATTCAGGTACAATCATATCTATAGGTGGTGACATAGAGGATTCAGATTACAAAATAGGTTCACGAGTACTATTTCATGACTTAGCAGGTACAGAGTTCAAATATAATGGCGATACTATATTCAGCATCAGGGAAAATGATGTAACCGCTATTATGCAATAAAAAAGTTCTATTTAGACTGAAACTAAATAGAGATATGAATATATAATAAACAAAGGAACTGATATTAATTAGTTACTTATAAACAGGCATATAACAAGGCAAAGTATATTGGCAATACCCGGGCAAATTAAAAATAGGCAGAGCTGCGTTATATCCACAATTAATAACAAAGTAAAATAAAAAGGCAATTAAAATGGCAAATGAATTCGACATTTTCAGTGTTAGCGTCAAGGACCTAGACACTGGAGACAGACCGCAAACAACAAGCGATCTTTACACACCAAAACCTGATCAAGGTTCAGACGGTACTTACCGTTCACTAATTAGGTTTCTACCTAATGTAAAAAATCCACGCAAACCTTTCGTTCGTAAATATGTCTACTGGTTAGAAGACAGAGATGGCAATGGTTTTTACGCAGACTCACCTTCAACGGTTGGAGACAAATGTGCTGTACAGGACATGTTCTTTAAACTTAGAAACTCTGAATCTGCTGTAGACAAAAAGATGTCAGAGGGACTTAAGCGTAGAGAAGTATTTTATGCATTAGTACAAATCGTAAAGGATCCACAAAACAGAGATCTTGAAGGTCAAATTAAAGTAATGAAATTTGGTTATAAGATCAAGACAAAAATTGATGAAGAGTTAAATCCACAATTTGATGAACCAACACAAGTATTCGATCCGTTTGAAGGAAAGAATTTTGAATTGGTAATTTCAAAGAAAGGTGGATATCCAAACTACGATTCATGTAAATTCCAAGGGAGTAGATCTCCAATGTCAATTAAAGGTGATGATGTAACCGCTGATGATGCAGGAAGAACTGCAATTCTCGATTATATTAAAGATGCACCGGATTTAGGCAACTTTGACTACAGACCATGGAACGACGATCAAAGAAACAAAGTAATGGGTGTACTTTCACAGTTTAGTAACCCAGGTTCTTCTATTGATACTGTTACTGCAAGGCAAGCACCAGGCAATACTGCAAAAACAACAGAAGCTGCCGCTAAGGTAACAGAAACTTCTGCACCTGCTGAAACTGCTACTGCAACTAAAACTGAAGATTCTTCTAAGGGAGATGATTTTGATGATTTCATTAATGGTTTAGATCTTTAATGATATGGGAACAGAAGTATTAATATCTTCTGAAATGAAAGCTCGGATCATCGATAAGGTGGTCCGAGTTCTTCACCTTAATCATTCTCACCCAGAAAAAAGGAGAATATTAGAAAGTAAGGAACGGCTAAATTTTGCATGCCCTTATTGTGGTGATTCAACAGATTCAGTAAGAAAAAAGAGAGGCAATCTTTATTGGAAAAATTTACAATTCCACTGTTACAATTGCTCAGCTCACGAGAGTTTAGATGTTTTCTTAAAGGATCATAATTTAAACTTTGAAGGCGAAGACCGTATAGATGTAATTAATTTTATTAAGGAAAATAGAAAAAACTTTTCTTTAGGTGAAACTTTAGAATTTCATTTATTCGATAAGGCAAATAAATTAGCATTAAGCTTTGATGAAATTGCTTTAGGTTTTAATGTATATCCTATTAATTCATTAACATACCGAGCATACCCATATCTTAAAAGTAGATTACTCCATCACAAAACTGAAAAATTCGGTTATGACCCAAGGAGAAAGGAGCTTTATGTTTTTAACTTAAATAAAAATAAAAAGATAGTAGGATTCCAGGTTAGAGCATTGGAAGATACAAGCGGTCCTAAATATAAAACTTGGAATATAGAAAGAATATATGATAGGTTAAAAAAACAATTGAATGTATCTGAGGATGAACTTGATTCTTTAAATAAAATATCAATGATATTCGGAATCTTAACAGTTGACTTAGGTAGGGGTTTTACAATATTTGAAGGGCCTATAGATTCTTTCTTTATGTCAAACACATTAGGCTTAACTGGTGTCAAAAAACAAATTTTAGATTTTGATGAAATACCAACAGCAAGATATATGTTTGATAATGATTATGAAGGTAAAGCTAAAATGATTCAGAAACTAAAGAAAGGGCAAACAGTTTTTATGTGGGATAAATATTTAAAGGATTTTGGAATACCTAATAAAAAGGTAAAAGATTTAAATGACCTAGTTAAATATGAATTTAAAAATAGGACTGGGTGTTTAAATGAGTTGGATAAATATTTTACAAACAATCATTTAGATTTAATTTTCTTATGATAAAAAAATATAATGAATTTGTGACTGAACAATTTGATGATTTTTACGATGACTTAGAAACTTCTAAGAAAAAGCTTAAATTATTTACTAAGTTTAAAAAGATAGAAACTGATAATGTAAAAAGTAATTTTTCTTTACCTCAACCTAAAAGAAAATTTCAACCAAAGATTAAAAGTTACAAAAAGATTAATAACGATAAAGGAGTATTTTAATGGCATTTGATGATACACAAATAAAGGAAGCTAACGAGCAATTAGAAATCAGACTAGGTTCTGATAGGAGTGATTGGAAAGCAAAGATTAAAGATCTTGTCTCTAAGTTAAAAAATATGAATGAATTAGCAGAGTGCCAAGTAAGAATGTTATCATATAGACAAATTTTACTTGATAAAGTAACTGATTTTAAAACTACTATATATAAAAGAAATGCTACTTGGGACAGGTACTATAAGAATCAATACCGGGAGTATTCAATTAATTACGATGTTAAACTAACAAATGGCGAAAAGCATCAATTTATAAAAGCCGATCTGTCTTCTTTGAAAACTCAAATTGACATGTTACAGTCGCATATAGATTATTACTATGAATGTATTAAGACTTTAGATAACATGGCATTTGCAATAAGAAACAGAATAAACTTAGATGATAAGGAATTTTAATGGAACTATCTCTGTCTGAAAATAAAAAGTTTTTAGTAATTGATTCATGTACCGAATTGGAATATGAACAGTTAAAATCTAGTCTTACTAAGAAAATAGAAGGGTGGCGATTTCATCCTTTAGTAAAGAAAAAGGTTTGGGATGGTAACATTTCATTTATTAAAAGAAACAAAATACCAGCAGGATTATGGAAAGAAGTAATTGATATTTGCAAACAATATGATTACGAATTTACATTAAATGGTATAACTGATATTTTTGACACTTCAATAGATGAAGAAATTTTTAAGGGGTGGGTAGATGAATTTTTTGCAAAGTCTGAAATTAAACCAAGAGATTATCAAATAGATGCAGCAATAAAGATTTTAAAGTATAGGAGATGCTTAGCTGAATTGGCAACTTCTGCAGGTAAAACTTTAATCTCATTTATGGTAGTTGCTTACATGATGGAACAATTGGGTAAAAAGAAAATCTTAATGATTGTACCTAATGTAAGTTTGGTAGTTCAAGCAAGTGGGGATTTTGAAGAATATAATAAAGGTAGAGTACCAATTAAAATCCAACAGATTTATGCCGGTGTGAAATTAAGAAAGAGCTCCAATGTAGTTATAGGTACTTATCAATCATTAACTAAAAAAGATGAGGAATACTTTAGCCAATTTGACGCTGTCTTTGTAGATGAAACTCATAAAGCAAAAGCAAATTCAATTCAGAAGATAATGGATAAATGCTGGCACTGCGACTACAGATTTGGTTTAAGTGGTACTATTCCTAAAAGAGGAACTGTAAATAGACTAAGTTTAATGTCGGCAATGGGACCTTTGGTAACTCAGGTAAAGGCTGCTCATTTACAAGAAGAAGGGCATATTGCAAAATGTAAAGTATTACAAATACACATGGAATATGCAACCGATGCGCAAAAAGAAGCATTCTCGTCTTTATCTAAAAATCCGTATGATAGGCAAAAGTTATTTAGTTTAGAGCAAAACTTTATTAATGAAAGTGAAAAGAGGTTAGATTTTGTTTGTCAAGTAATTAAAAAGTCTACATCCAATTCACTAGTGCTATTTCATAAAATAGCGTATGGTGAAAAAATATACAAAAAACTTAGGACAATAACAGACAAGAAGGTTTACTATGTTGATGGTTCTGTTAAGTCTGATTTTAGAGAAGAGTTTAAAAAGAGAATGGAAAAGAACGATGACGTTATTATTGTAGCATCATACGGAACGTTCTCAACAGGTATTTCAATTAAAAACATTCATAACATTTTCTTTACCGAATCATTCAAATCAGAAGTGATCATTAGACAATCCATAGGTAGGGGTCTAAGAAAGCATGAAGCTAAAGATGTTGTAAAAATATATGACTTCATTGATGATTTTAGATATAAAGTAGATGATCATGATTGGGTAAATTATATTTATAGACATGGTATGGAAAGAAGAAAAATCTATAAAGAAGAAAAGTTCCCATTTGAGGTACAGAATGTTAGATACTAATATAGAATATCTTTCTCATGAGAGATGGATATATAAAAAAAGAATCAAAAAAAGATAAAATATAATGAAACCAATCAAAAAGTTTTCAATGATGTCTAAAGCCGAAGGTTCAATTAATGAATCGGCAGATGTCAATCATGATGCTGTAATGGATCTTGTTAAAAAGATGGGTTACGAAAGCGTTGAAGAATTAAAGAAAGAAAAAAATCTTTTAACTAAATTAGAAGGTTTATTAAAAGATGTCTCCCCTAAAGACGATATTTCTGAGGATGAACTAGAAGAAGATAGAGCCGAGGATATAGCTGATGAAGTTAAAAAGAAAGGTGAACCTAAATCATTAGAATCTGAAGAAGATAAAGATGAAGATAAAGTTGGTACTGAAGGTGAAGTTGCTGAAACTGATGAAGTTGAAGAAGATACCGCTGACGATATCGAAGATGAAGTATTAGCTAAAGGCGAACCTAAAGATATAGAAGACAAGGCTGGTGATAAGGTATCTGATGATCCTGCAATTACCGCTGATGTTCCTGCTGAAGCTGATGAAGTAGAAGATGAAGAAGGTGTTGAAGTTGCTGCTGAAGAAGAAGAGACTCCAGCTGCTACTAAAAGAATTATGGCCTTCGAAGATTTTATTAAAGAAAAGGAAGTTACAGTAAACAAGAATGTCAAATATCACGATGACGATGAAGAGAAAGAAGATTATTCTGTTGTTGCTGCATCTGCTAAACCTCTAGCTGAAGATGATGATGAAGATGAAGGTGAAGATGATGAAAAGAAAGGTGATGAATTAGAAGATAAAGGCGATAAGAAAGTTGATTCTGAAGATGACAAAGAAAAAGCAGACCATTATAAAGGAGCTGTTAAATCTGATGACTCTGAAATTGATGCATTAAAGAAAGATGTTGAATATGACAAAGAGGAAGAAGATGATGACGATGACAAGAGTGAATCAAGAATCATGTCATTTACAAACTTTGTAACTGAGGCTTATGCCGAAGATGAAGAAGTTGACGAAGAAGAAATAGAAGCTGAAGAAGAAGAAGCTGTAGAAGAAGCTGTAGGTGAAGTAATTACTAAAGTTACAGGAGATGAAATTGCTGATGAAGAAGCAGGCGATGATGGTCTTGTTATTCCTGCAGAAAAAGGTGATGGTTCTGAAACTGCTGCTGGTATCGCAGGTGATATAATGGATATGGGTAAAGTAAAAGTACAACCTGAATCAAAAGGCGAAGAATTAGTTACTAAAGATCAAAATATTACAACTGAAGTAAAAGGCGAAGGTGATGATCTTAAGGATGCTACTGAAGTTCCTGCAGAAATGGGCGACGGTTCTGAATCTGCTGCAGGTATTGCTGGAGACATAATGAACATGGGTAAAGTAAAAGTTCAACCTGAAGCTAAAGGTGCTGCATTAGTTGGAGAAGCTAAGATTAATGAAAAGGACATTACTTCTGCTGATGAATTTAAAGAATATGCAATGGCAATTCTAAAAGATGCATTCGGAGATGACTTTGATGAAACTAAAGCAACTGAAACTGCTGATGGATTACTTAAGAAGTATGGTGAAGATTACGGCGCAATGGTCGGAGCTTTACAATCTACAATGGGATCATAACAAATAAACAAATTTAATGAAACATATAAAACTGTTTGAAGAATGGCTGACTGACAAAAGTCAGCCATTTCTTTTTGAAGGTGGTGCTGCTGG